GGCCTCAGGTTGAGAACGAAGAAGACCTTGTAATTCATGCTCAAATTGATAAAAGAAATTAGAGCCTTTCTTCATTAGATAAATCGCATCGGCTTTACTCTCAACAACAGTATCCCTAGAGTGAGTTGTTACAAAGATTTGTCCAGACTCTACTTGTGATAGTTTATTGATAATCGTTCTGATTCTATCAGGTTCTAACCCTTGCTCTATTTCGTCAATAAGGACTATACCTCCAGCTTTGGCTAAGGCCAGTTGGATAGCCATCGAGAGTAGTCTTTTACTCCCTTTCCCGTACATCCCTAAAGGTCTATTTTGACCATCATGAAGTGTAATATTACTCTCTGTGTAGGCATTTCCTTTGTATTCCAAAGATGTTTTCAAGTCGTCAAACCCTATACCTAAATACATTGCTTGTTGTTTGATTTCAGAGGCAACGTTCTCGAACTCTTGGAAACTGATATTAGATGCGATAGATCGGTAGGCTTGACGAACAACGTCTACAAGTTTCTTTTCAATTGTTTCTGGCGTATCTAACTCTTTTTTGAGTAATGCATACAACGGAGAAAGCTTATTGTATGAGAAATGATTATCAGCATAATCTGCTATCATAAACATATCAAGAAGAGCTCTGTCTCTATGGCTAATCTCTATATTATCTTGCTCTCTATCATTCACTACATACCATTTAGGCTGTAGCGTATCATCTACAACCAATTTTATAGTTAAGATATCTTCCTCTTGAGCAAATGGTTCTTCACCACTCTTAGAAATCTCATCTATAATTTCTCCGTTAACAAGTAGTCTTTTATAGAGCCCATACTTAGCATCGGAAAGTAGTTTGTCAGGGACACAACGTAAAGAAACTTCTATTTCTATGGGCTTAGTTGTATCCAAGTTATAGAAGTCTGTATCTGCAAATGTATTATTCCATGCAGGAGAAAGTACTAAGGAGATAGCCTTGAGGATTGTGGATTTTAAGCTGATGTATTTTTGCCATAATCTATTTCATTGCTTTGATTGTACCCTCGATGAAGGCTATTTCTTCTTCAGATAGTCCATACTTAGCATAGAGTTGCTGATCTATTTCAGGAATCGATTTAATCCAATCGAGATCTGACTGTTTCGTAAAATCCTGGAGAGGTACAAATCGATAAGTCTTGCTTGTGGCATCATGGCTTGTTTTGGATAGGCTGTGCATAAAACGAGCAAATTTAGTTCTCAGATAAACGGAAGCATTTATGGCATGTTCTTCATTCATCTGAAGTCCAATACCAATAAAGAGATAGGCTTCTGTACATATGCTTTGAGGTGGACAAACTTCTGAGTTTAGATTATCATCATTGAGTTCCGTACCAATGTTATTTGCTCGAGGGACAAGTACCTTCCATAGACCTATTGCCTCCAAATTGTTTGTAACCAAAGAAGAAGGAATGAAGCCTTTACTCAAACCTTTTCCTATACAGGATATATCACCATCTTGAATTTCTAAGTGCCAATGAGGGGTCTTAATTATATTACTTTCTATACCAAAAGGTTTTCTCTTTGACATATGTTGAGATAAAGGAATAAAAGACATAGGCCTTGTAACTTTCTCCAATATGGAGATTGCCTCTTGATGACGTATAAACATTTCTAAACCATCAGTTTTTATAGAACGTGCTTGAGATACTATCTCCTGATTTCCTCGGTTAGAGACAACTTCTGGTAGGGTAAGCGTATTGTCAAAGTTATTGTCTCTGACAATAAAGCAAAGCCCTCCACGGTTGTTAGTATCGGGGAAGACCTCATCGGGACGTTGGTAATCATATAAAAGTTTGATGTGCTTATCTGTGAGCATAGAAGCTCTAAATTCATCCAATCCTTTGCCACCAGTATACCATCTAGCTGGCATAATTATAGATGTATAGGTTGTTGATACCTCCTTAGCGATAGTTACAAACTCTTGATATATCGGTTTTGCACTAGCAGCTGCTCCACCATCAGCTTGTTGATAAGGTGGATTTCCTATTACGAGATCAAAGTTCATATCTTTGAGTTGTTGTATTAGTGATTCTTTGTGCTCTGGGTTGAGCAGGTCGTATGTTGTGAAGTCTGAGATTACCTGATCAGTATCAAGCCCTAGTAGGCTATATACTTTTCGGGTAAACTCATAGCTTACGCTTGATGTCGGGAGAGCATAGATGTTTTTATCTATCTCAGTACCATATTTGGAGATGAATGCCCTTGTGAACTCTCCTTGCTTAGACGCAATATCTAAAATCCTCGTTTCGTTGGTTATCGCATCATCACCTAGAGCATGGATCATTTCAAGAGCCACAGACTGAGGGGTTACTATCTCGGACGAAGAGAGACGTCCAAACTTAGCCATAGCCACCTCAACACGCTTCATTGGCGTGAGTGATTCATCTCTCATTAAACCATTCAGGTTCTCAATCTTGTAGTCAAGACCTCGAAGAGAGAATACGTTGCTCTTCTGTTGCACAAGTCTAAGAAGAGAGACTTTCAGTCCTACATGCCCTGCGATACGCTTGTTCTCTTCACTACCTTCTATCGATGCAATGATAGCTTGAAGTGAATCGACAGGACTCTCGGTAAGGAAAGCATAGAAAAGTATTTGAGCATAGTAGGTAGCGAGCTTTTTGCCTATTAGATTGTCTGTTTTCTTTTCTTCTTCCACTTGAGGAGTCGGACGTCTATCTGTATCTTCTGTATTATCTTGATTATCTTGATTTTGTGCAGGCTCTTCTTCAAAATCTAATTCCACCTCCTCTCCTGTCACTGCCTTAATCTCTATCCCCTTAGATGCATCAATAGGATTCAGTAGCGATATGGCATTCCTCAGTGTTTCATCGGCAAGGAGCGTATAATCCAATGAGATATCTGTCGCTTCGTCCATCACACTGCGATTTGCTGAATAAGCTCGCACAGCGTCCATCACATCAGTAGGACTCACACGTTGTAACCCATTACCACCGATGGTTACAATAGGAGAATATTCAAGCTCTCGTTCGATACGCCTGCGTAGCTCCTCATTGCCTCGTTGCTCTGTATTGGCATTGTAGATTTGGGAACATTGCTCTTGTAAACGGAACATGCGATTGGGATCGAAATCAACAAGAAGTGTCTGTGGCTTCATGTTATACTTGATACTTTCCCCATTATCACTTACAAGAGTACGGATGTATTGGTTCTGTAAACGGAATACAGCTTGATCGTATTCTTGAGGAGATACAGAGTCTTTAAGATATAGCATTGTGTCCCATTCTTTGACGGTACTACCAGTGAGCATACGATTGACAGTAAGAGTAATTGTCTTTGTATTATCTTGTTCGTATTTCTCTATTTGGCTTTTTACAGATTCCGTTGTTGGATATAGACGTTCACTTTCAAGCCCAGCGATATTGATGATAGCGTAGTCACCAAGATGATTAAAGGCATCCTTGTAAGTCTTAAGCAAAGACTCCATCGCATCGCAAGATGCTCGATAGGGCAGGACAAACACCATATGCCTACACATCTTGCCTTGCTGTATCTCTTCAAGTCCTAGGAGGGAAAGTATCTGCTCATCTGCTTCAGAGCCATCAATAGCTTGGAGTAAGCCTAATATTTCTGTTTCGTGAACGAACTGACAATGTAGGTGCTCTTTCTTATCCGCTGATATGGACTTCGGACGCATCAACTCAGACAAGTTACTCGAAATTCCATCTCTACGTAAATTCTCCAAACGCTCACGAGAAGATTTATTTGGCAAGAAAGCAAATCGCACCATTTGAGGAAATCCATAGTATGGATTATCCCACTCTTTGACATCATCAGAGAAGAGATGTTCTTGATCCCACTGAGCTTGTGCTTCTACAATGTCTGAGAATTGATAGAATGCAATTATATCGTCTTCGGTAAATTCACTTCCCATCAAGATTCTATAGGGAGTTCCTGATAGATGAATGCGCACTCGGGACTTCAACACTTTGAGTTCTGAGTTTTGATCGTATGCGTCTGCTGTATCTAATCCTTGAAGTTCAGTTTGGAGTTCCTTCTTAGATATCTTGAGTACACGACCATACTCTTCAGCTCTTGCTCCATAGTGACTTTCGTCAATAAGCAGCAGATCGATCTCTTGCTCAAACAACATACGATGCTTATCCTTAATTTCTTGTCCCAGCAAATCTTGTAGGGTCAAGAAAACCACAGCTTTCTTTCCATGCAGTGTAGTCTCTAGAATACGCTCATCCTGTAACAAAGAATCGCTATCCAAGAAGACATAGTCTACAAACCTCACATGACTCTCAACTGTACGCTTCCATTCCGTCTTTACATCAGCCTTAGCAGACACTACAACAACTAGCTTAGCGTCCATTTCAAGGGCACAATACATCGAGGTAAAGCTCTTACCAAAACGCATTACCGCATACATCAATAGGTTGCTTCGTCCCTTTTCTAGTGCAGACTTGAATCGTTCAATCGTCTCTAGCTGGTTGGGGCGAGGCTCGTAATTTTCATTGCGCTCATAGACATAGTTGATAGGAATACGTCCATTCTCAAAGGAATAGTAAGTATACTTCTGCAGTCTATTCTGATAAGCTTGTTGAATATCAGAGATTGCTAGTGCAATATCGTCTTCCGTTGCGCCTAGAAAGAATTCATTCGAGAAATATAAATCTTGAGTTAGATTATCTCGAAGCAATCTGATACGACCACACTCAGTTTCTAGATATTGATGTACTGCATAATCTCTGAAGTATGTTGATTCATTGACCTTTGCCTTTTCAACATACCATTTTTCTAGATCCGGGAAATGCCGTCTCCATTCCTCCAAACGCTTCATTACAGGTCTATATGTATCCCCGACTTTTAAATAATTTGGTATGGTGCCTGTAGAAAAAGCATATATGTGTGGCTCTACACGACCAATGATGAGCTGTTGGATTAAAGTAGTATTTTCCATTATCGTTTCTTTGTATAAAGGGAACGAAATTCAATTGTTTCGCGTTTCTCCCAATCCATAATTCTTACAGGTATACCATTATGCTTACTCGAATTATTTGTTTTGCACCCTTCACAAATGACCAGTTTTTCTTCATTGAATAGATCGCTATCATCTTTATCGATGACACCGTGTTTGCAAGAGTTAGGGATAACCATCTTCAAACCATCCATCTGGAATATATTCCAAGAGATAATCTTGGCAACCTCGATTTGCTTATCTATTGAGGGAAATTCGCCCCAGCGTTCTTCGTAATACTCTATGAAGCTATAAAACAAATTCTCTCTTGCTAGTAGCACATTGTCTCCTTGCCAATCATATCCGTAAGTTGTTTGAAAGGACTTAAGAGTCCACTCCAACCAATCACATAGATTTGATACATTTTCATTGACAATCCTAATTTTTCGGTCCAGTAATCCGATTCTCTGTGATAATGGAATTAGCTCTCCTGAAGTAGTATCATAGCGACTTACCAAGTATGGAGCTTCTCCACAAGTAATCTCAAGGCAATTACGTAAAATATAATCTTGCCAAGTCACTCCTTCGGCAAAGCGTATAGGTTCTGAGCAAGCACACCAAACATGCTTGCCATCCACGTAGTCTGACTTATTGAAGTCACTATCTTTCGCTCTATAACTTTCGTCGCCAGCATTGCACATATCGTTACAGACCCAAGCAGGAGTGAAGATTTCCGCTTTCTCTACGGTTCGCTTTTTCTTCTGCTCTTTTGACTTCAAAATACGTGGCATAATGACATGTCCATTGCTACCAGTAATGGAGGCGATTTCTATTGGATCGGAAAAGTCAAAGCCATTCCCCAGCGCAATGTAATCGGAAGATGCCCAAAAAATATTCTTACCCGTAGTATGGTCAATTAAGAGTTCTTTCAGAATCTCCGTAGGCAATCCATCTTCAAGTATATCAATCACACACTTCATTGCGCTCTATTTGATTTGTTCTTTGGGAGATACACCGAGCAAGTCTACCACACGAAAGAGGGTGGCTAGGTTAGGTTGCTTGCGATTGCAGACATAAGCATTGGTGACGCTAAAGCTCATACCTAGTTCACGAGCTAGCCACGTTTGGGTGATACCTCGCTTCTTCAAATATTCCTTAATGAGGTTGCTATGTTCTTTTTTCTGTCCCATTAGATGATTGTATATCTCAATATTAGTTACAAAGATATGAACTTATAATGAACAAAACGAAGAAAAATGGAACTTTCACGCTATTGAAAATAGTTTTTCCTGTGCGAGGATATCAAAAGGAATCTCTTAAACAATCAATGATGATTGAGAAACAATGTGTATTTGCCCGAAATAGTCTACTTTTAGAATGTATATTGAGCGTTTTTGATAGTCGCTGATTTCCTTGCATTTCCCTATACTTCCCACAATATCCCTACCTCTTGGAGTAACATCAAAAGCCCTCTACTTTTGTATCGTCAGACCTGACTGAATACCCTATGCGCAAGGGCGAGTTATTCATTTAAAAACAATTGAATTATGACGATAAACGAATTACTGGACAAGCCTGTTTGGCAGATGACTGGTGAAGAATTACTTTTCCTTGCACAACACAGTAATATATCCACGAGAATTAACAAAGGCTTCTTCCTCCAAAGAAGAAAAGCGATATGTGTACGGGTTAGCTGGCATTGCACGCCTCTTTGGGTGTAGCCTGCCTACAGCTAACCGTATCAAGCAGAGTGGTAAAATCAATCGTGCCATTACACAAGTCGGTCGTAAGATTATTGTTGATGCAGAACTTGCTCTCGAACTGGCAGGACGAAAGACAGGAGGACGATGATGAATACAACTGATTATGAAAACATTTGGCAAAAGTCGCTCATTCATGTAACCGATGAGTTTGCACTTCCTCCAGTTGTGCTACAAGCAGGTGAAGCCATTATAGGCACGCTGGGTAATTTCAGCGTTTCCACAGGCAAGGCGAAAGCCAAGAAGACTTTCAATGTGAGTGCAATCGTAGCTGCAGCTCTTATCAATGGAAAGGTGCTGGAATATCAAGCATCATTTCCTGAGAGTAAACGCACAATTCTTTACTTTGACACGGAACAAAGCCCTTATCATTGTCAACTTGTGATGCAACGTATTTTGAAATTGGCAAAACTACCGATAGACAAGGAACCGCAGAATTTAAAGTTCAGTCATCTTAGGGCCATTGCTGACCCTAATGAACGCAGAGAAATCATTCGCTATGCCATCTACAATACGCCCAACGTGGGCTTGGTAGTCATTGATGGCATTCGTGATTTGATGCTCGACATCAACAATTCAACGGAAACAACCAAGTTAGTGGGCGACCTAATGCAATGGACGAGCGAGCAAAACATCCACATACAGACCGTGCTTCACCTCAATAAGGGCGACGACAACGCACGGGGACATATCGGGACGGAACTCAACAACAAGGCTGAAACAGTTCTTCAAATCACGAGGGATAACACTATGCCTGAACGCAGTATTGTTGCACCCTCCATTATTCGCTCCAAACCCTTTGACAAATTTGCTTTTCAGCTCAAGGAAATGGAAGATGGGATGTGCGTTCCCGAAATAGACCACTCGTATTCGGACAATGAGCGAAAGCAACATCGCTTCTCCTATCAAGAGTTAAGCACTAACGAACATCGAAAGGTGTTGGACCCAGTCTTCTCTACAAGCGATTTTTTGCCATATAGTAAACTTATCGTAGCTCTTAAAGAGGCTTATGCAGAAGTTGTGGGACAATCCTACGGACAAACAAAGCTCAAGGAGCTTTTACAATTCTTGCTCAACAAAGGCATAGTGGTTAAGGAAGAACGAGGAAAATATCGGCTCAACCATAATTCTCTACAATAAAACCTTTGGTCGGTCGGACACAGGCTATATATACCTGAACCAATCCGACCAAAGAGAAACAAACTTGGTCGGACGTAAAGGTGTGCCTATAGTGTACGACTGTCTGACCAATCCTAAACCCTTCAGCCTCCAAAAGAAAAAGGCTGAGAATTATTATTTTCAAACATCAAAACAAAATCACAATGGAAATACAAAATATCAAGCAAATCTCTATCACAGATTATTTGCAGCAACAGGGTTATTCACCTGCACGAGTACAAGGAATTCATTTTTGGTACTGCTCCCCACTCCGTAACGAAAGTACGCCATCATTCAAAGTAAATACAGAGCGTAATCAATGGTATGACTTTGGAACTGGCGAACATGGAGATATTATTGACCTTGTACGTACTTTACAGCATTGTACCATGTACGAAGCCATTGACTTTCTAATCGGTTCAAAACAAATAGTGCATCAAGATTTTTCTTTTGGCGGTGAAAGAAAAACCTCTAAGCATAAATTAGAAATCATATCTGTGCAATCACTTACCAATCCTTATTTGTTACGTTACATCGCAGAGCGAGGAATATCTCTCAGCATCGCTAATAGATTCTGTTCTGAAATTCGATACAATAATACCAATCGGACATACTATGCCATTGGCTTTGCAAACGATACTGGCGGATGGGAAATTCGTAGTCCTTATTTCAAAGGCTGCATAGCTCCAAAAGCGATTACAACTACTAGTAAAGGCACAGACGTTTTACAAATCTTTGAAGGGTTTATGGATTTCCTTTCGTGGCAAACGCTAAATCTTTCTTCAACCTGCGACACCATAGTTCTTAACTCTCTGGCTCTTTTGCCACGCATTCAAGAGAAGTTAAAAGGCTACAAGCAAGTTGAGAGTTTTCTAGACAATGATGATGCTGGACGAAAATCGTTTGAAGTTTTGAAGCAGTTTTACCCACAAATCATAGACGGTTCTGTTCGCTATCGAACTCACAAAGATATCAATGAATGGCTCGTAGCTCAATCCCAACTCAAAGAAAAACAGCCACGATTACCGACTACGAAACGTGGCATCAGAAGATAGCGTGTATCAGGGAAGCAAGTTTGTATTTTGAGTATCTCAAAACCTACTTGCTCCCACCATTGGGAGATAAAAATCCCGTTGGTCTCATCAAAAAAATAAAAAATGGAACAGAAAAATAAAGGTGGACGACCCACTAAGACTTTATCAGAGAAACGGAAATATCAAATGCTTCTTCGACTTAATACAATGGAGTATTACACCTTGTTGGGAAAAGCACGTGAAGCCTCTATTTCACGAACAGAGTTTTTACGGTAGCTCATAACAAATGCAGAAGTAAAGAGCCGAATCAAGCCAGAGGAAATGCAACTCATCCGTACGGTTTCGGGCATGGCAAACAATCTCAATCAGATAGCCCATCGGCTCAATGCTTTCGGCATTTCTTCACTCAATGAAGAATTGAATGCGCTGAAACAACTTATTCACGAACTCATGAAACGATTGAAACCATGATTGCCAAGATTATTAAAGGAACAAACTTCAGTGGAGTTGTCAGTTATATGCTTAGCAAGCGTGAAGGTCAAGTCAAGGTTTTACAAGCCAATGGCGTGCGCAGTTCTTTCCCAAATGACATTGCACACGACTTCAACTTGCAAGCCTCTATGCGTCCAAGTGTACAGAAACCAGTTTGCCATACCATACTCTCATTCTTAGCACATGATTCAGAACGACTAATAGATGCAACAATGGTGAAGATTGCCAACGAATATCTTCATAAAATGGGCTATGGCGACACACAGAGCCTTATCGTAAGGCACAGTGACCGCCATCATCCTCACCTGCACATTTGTATCAATCGCATTGGTAACAATGGCAAAACCATCAGCGACCGCAATGAGAAGTATCGTTCAACGAAGATTTGCCGAGAACTGACAGAGTGTTATGGTCTAACCATTGGCGAAGGAAAGCAAGAGGTAAACCGCTCAAGATTGAGAGGTGAGGATAAATTACGATACGAGATATTCGATACCATTAAGTCTATATTACTTCAATCTCAGACTTGGAAAGATTTTGTTGCAGGGTTAGAGCAACAAGGTATTACCACTCGTTTCAAAACGAAAGGCAACACCGATGTTGTTCAAGGAATCATCTTTGAAAAAGACGGATGTAGTTTCAGTGGCTCAAAGATAGACCGAACGTGCTCTTTCTCTCGCCTCAATGCTGAGATAGAACAAAATTCTCACAAACAAGAGAAAACTAATCTACAAAATGAGCCTATGGTAGATTCTGTAGATGAAAGCTATTTCATTACCGACCTATCTGAAGCAATTAGTAAAGTGTTTTCTATGCCAACACCAAGTAATGGCGTAGATGTTGATGAGCTCCGCTTCCAAAAGAAACTTCGCAATAGATCTAATCGCAAACGTAGAATTTAATCACATCAAATTTATATCAGTATGAATAACGAAATAGCACCTGTTCTTGATATTCTCGAAGAACTTAAACAAGAATGTAAAGCCATCAGCAAAGCACAAGCAGAACTTCGCACCACATTTGCAGAACAGTCTGCTAGCCCAAAAGCAGAGCGCACCACAACGCAAGAGACCGTGCAAATCCATCTTTCCAAAGAGACGCAAGCCAAAATCAAGGAGCATCAACTTTTTGTTTTGGAGGCACTCTCGCAGTCGAGCAAGAAACTCGACCCGAAGTTTGAAGCCTTACAGCAGCTCATCCGTGAGCAACAAAAGCCCGTGGTGTTTAAGAACTACTCGCTCTTTGCTAGTGTACGTTTAGCAGAACGAATTTTACTAGGTCTTGTTTGCGGTTTAGTCATGGTGAGTTGTTGGTTCTTCGGTATGGGAGTCAACCAACTGCAAACCGCCTCAGATTACGACCTGCGCTACCGCTATCTGCGTATGCAAGGAAAAGCTACTGCCTCAGACTTTGCTCATCTCGATAGTATCTTCATAATGCATCGCAATCCCAAAGCTATTCAGCAGTTGGAGCAGAAGGTTATCAATTACGAACAAGCCCTGCAACGACAAGCCGAGTTGTTGTTGCAACAAGGTAGGATTAAGCAAGAACAAAGAGAACTAAAAAAAGCATTTGGAAAATTATAACAAAAAAGGCTCTTAAGAGCCTTTTTAAAGTAGGTTCATTGTTTCTTTATTGTGTTATAGGATATTAAATAGCAGGAGCTGTTATCTTAGTTAGCCCAAGCATAACCAATATATGAAATAATCTACCTGCAGCACCAGATCCAAAATACTCAGGGGGCATTATACCATGGCAAAGGAGATTGCGTATATTCAACGCTTTTTGATTTGTCAGGACTATTTGTAGATACAATGCCCCATCTGGAGTGAATACATCTTCAATACATTGTTCTCTTAATAGATCATCAAGAGTCCTAAGCTGATAGCCTTTGTTTCCTCGTTGGGGTTTCAGAATGGATACTTTATTCATTTCTACAAGATTGCATATCGCATTCTCTATTTGGGGAACAATTAGATGACTGAATAATATGTATTCCCCTTGAATAAAGAATTCTATAGCCTCTCGTATAATATCATACCTGCTCTCCTCAAAAAGAGGCGATGGAATAATTAACGAGGCCATCACATTTTCAACCGTAAGAGTGTTAGTCGTGAGAAGACGATTTATTGCAATAGCAAGAAAATATGATTGAATATTTAATTTTTGAGCCATATGCAATATAAGTTGTCCCTCTGGGTCGTCTTCATATGGTCCCACATATGACATTGGATGCCCCTTGAGATCCATTAGGTTATTCCCAATCATAAATTGGAATGGATATTTTTTAACGAGCTCTTTTAATGCTATCTCTTCTTTTGATTTTATCGGAATAAAATAGCTTGCAAAATTTCTCCACCGAACATCGGAGGATTCTGCCTTATCGCCAAAGTACACATCAGCTTGTTCATAAACCTCTTGAGGAATTTCAAATTCTGTTTGGAATGGTTGCATTTCCTCTTTTACACGTGTTCCAAGTTCCTGAATCTTTACAGAAAGTCGTTTCCATTCGTCCTTAAGGCCATAATGAGAATACATTTTACATATAGTTTCTAAATTGCCCATTAACTGAATTCCACTCATTTCATTAGATTCATGGTCGAAAACCGTTTCTGTGATATTAAAAACTCTCTTAATATCATCTCTATTCTGAATGGAATTGTAGTATTTGGCAAGTAACTTAGCCTGTTCCATGACTATCCATGGATTCATTTGTTCATTATTGCTAGGAGTAGATAACCGTATCAGACGATCTTCATGTTCTTTTATCAATGTGTTTACTTCTATGTTAGTAAAACTCTTCTTATACTCCATCATCAATAAAAAGCGAGATGCCCATACCCTCACAGTGTCATCTTGGGAATGCCTTTGCTCAAATGTAATAAATGCATTTTTCACTAATTGGATGTCTGCTAGGGTATTTTTCACTATTGCAAATAAACGCTCAAGTATGTTTATTGCAATAAAAGGATGAGAACAATAGTCTTCATTGCAGACACGAAGCATATTGTCTACACAAAGTCTATACATCCAAGGTTCTTGACCTCTGTGAGCAATTTTTTGTTTAAAATCCCAAACTAAATCAGCATATCTCGCTATGAGTAATGGGTTATTACAAGCTTTGGCTCTGTCCTCCCAATACATAATAGTGTCAGAAGTAATATCATTTAGGGAAGGCACATACATTGGTTCTCCTTGTTCGTTTGCAAATGTAAATTGTGGACCATAGTAAAATCCCCAAGGATTTTCTGTTTGAGTAGGCACCAATTCCATCGCTATTTTTTCATATACAAACTCTGGCTTCATTTTTTCTACCTCATCAACAGTAGCTAGTGCATTTACTATCTCATGAAAATCAAAACCTTTTCGTGTTTCAACATCAAAAGGAGCAATTGATTCTATAATATTCATAGTGTAAAAATTATATTTTTCTATTTTGGTTATTTTCTATTCTAAGACCTTTGGACAATTCCTCCTCAACTTCCTCTACCGTAGGCAAAGCAGATTTTAGATTGTCAGGGATTGCTTTTGATAGTTGATAATCACTCACACCAATTGGCTGATCGTAGCCAGAGAGTGCATATTGCGCTACCACCTTATCGCCACCATTGCAGAGAAGCAAGCCGATAGTCTTATTGTCATGCTCGCCACGTAGGGTGTCATCTACTACATTAATGTAGAAGTTCAGTTGTCCCATATATTCGGGCTTGAATGGTGTGGCTTTAAGTTCGACAACAACATATGCATGTAGTTGGATGTTATAGAGAATGAGGTCAGCATAGAAATCAGAATCACCTACTTCAAAATGCTTCTGCTGTGCTACAAACGCAAAGCCACTGCCCATTTCCAAAAGATATTTAGTGATATGAGAAACCAATTGCCGTTCAATGTCTCGTTCTGCCATTTCATCTGTCTGTCCCATTATGTCAAAGATATATGGGTCTTTCATCAGATAGTTGGCAAGGTCGCTTTGCGGTTTGGGTAATCGCACAGAGAAGTTGCTCACTTTCGTTGTCGTAATCTGCCGAGCAAAAAGATTGGTTTCTATCTGCATTTGCAGAACATTACGACTCCACCCATTAGCAACCGCTTGCGAAATGTACCAATAGCACTCGCCCAATGGAAGCTTACTATTAAGCAGAATTACATGGCTCGCCCAGTTGGTGCGAACTATGGCAGAATGCTTGAAGATTTCCTCTATCTGACTGATGTCGCAGTGATAGATTGTTGACAATGTTTCAGTAACTTCTTCTAATTGTGCAACAGGCTGTTGCGTAATTGTATTCGATTGATTTTCTGTGGCTTGAATTAGTGCAACAGGTTGTTGCACAATTTGATTGAGTTCGTTTGTCAGACTTAAAATCTTCTCTACAGTAGGAGTTGTGAGTAAGCTATCTATCCTATCCATCTCTTTCAGCACTTCCAACGGATAAGCACTGGCAAACTGGCACATATAGAAGATATTTCTGCGAGAATAGCCTTTCTTATCAGGATATTTAGAACGTATCGCCTTAGAAAGATTATCTATGACTTTGCTTCCCCAACCCTCTTTCTTTTGGAGATAGAGAATAAAATGTCCTACTTTCCAATAGTGGAAGAGCATATCTGCATTTGCAGAGGCTATCACGCGTACTTGTGTATGCTCGAGGTCGGAACCGATGGCTTGAACAACGAGTGATAAATCTTGTTTCTCTGCTTTATTTATGTCTTGGCTCATATTATTTCGGTGTTATAATTGATTGAATTTACTCATAGCATTCACCTTGATGTCGTCTGCAATATCTATGTAAGGTTTCATAGCCTTGTAATCGCTATGCCCAGTCCATTTCATAACTACTTGCGGAGGAATACCCAATACAAGTGCATTACAGATGAACGTTCTACGACCGGCGTGTGTTCCAAGCAAGGCATATTTAGGTGTAACTTCGTCAATGCGTTCATTACCTCTATAATAAGTTTGACGTACAGGTTCGTCAATGCCTGCGAGTTCAGCTAATTCTTTAAGATAATCGTTCATTTTCTGGTTAGTAATGACAGGCAAAACCTTGTCATCTTCAAATGACACATCCTTGTATTTATCAAGAATTGCTTTACTATGCTTGTTCAACTCGATAATCAGGCTATCCGAAGTCTTGACCGTTGTAACCTCTATGTGATCGCCCTTTATATCACTTCTGCGAAGATTGAACACGTCGGAATAACGCAAGCCCGTGAAGCATTGGAAAAGAAATACATCACATACCCGATCAAGAGCCTGCTTGGCTACAGGTATTTCGAACTCTCGGAGTTTGTTCAGTTCCTCCCATGTGAGAAAGATGATTTTCTTCTGTGTGCTTTTGAGTTTAGGTTTATAGCTATCGTAAGCATTTTTCTGGTGCACACCTTTCTTGAAAGCCCAGCGTAAAAACCACTTCAAGAAACTTAATTGCTTGCCTATAGTAGAATTGCGCATTTCCTTTACATCACGGAGATAGGTAACATAATCGTTTAGTCCTTTCTCATCAAAGAAATCAAATGTAAGTCCATCACGGAAGTTCATCAAATGATTTTTCACAGCAGCAAATTTCTCGTAAGTAGAATCAGTCCAATCATTCTGTCGTCCACAATCTCTCACAAAATCATCGAAAACCTTATAGAAAGCGTTAGGTGTTGGTTTTCTCGGTTTGACTTCTTCTATAGGTTTGTGCAGCGCATTGAATGCTTTTTTAATTTGTTCAGGTGTTGGCATTATTTCTTCTACTTCAAATTTCTTGAAGATTTCCTGCACCTCTGTATAATAGCCCAAGAGTGAAGCATTGATTTCAGAAGCTGATTGTTTCAGTTTGTTTGTGCAACCGTTTCTTACTCGCTGCTTATCAGTATCCCATTTCTCAGCATCAATACGATAACCTGTTGTGAATTCAATTCGTTTGGAAGCAAAATTAACACGCATACGGATAGGTACATTCTCAACAATGAGAACTCCATCCTTTTTCCTGCTTTCCAACGTGAAGATAATATTCCGCTTGATGTTCATACTTTTGGGTATTCTGATTTCTGCACCCAAATTTACACCCAAAAGTTGATTCTACCAAAGATTTCCCATGAAATCTTGTTTTATTAACATTCTACTTAAAGTGCTATTATACAACATATTGAACGTTTATGATACTATCTGAAGGTTCAAGAGAAAGAGCCTCTCTCTCCGCAAGTATTAAAACTAAATTACAAGGACTTTTGAAAAATTCAAAAGTCTTTTTTTTGTTTCAAATCCTAAAAGTTTTCACAAAGCGATATTCTTGCTTTTTTCTGCACTTTATTTTTTCTAAAAATATATTCACCGCCCGAAGAAATATGCAGTATCTTTGTTTCTTATATTTTTAATAAAACATTAAATAATGAGAGATATAAATTTCAATAAAACATATTTTGAAAACTACATCAGCAAAGAGAAAAATAATAGGATTGAAAGAATATTGAAATTAAAAAATAATGAAATAAAAGAAGAAAGAATTGTATTTGTTAAATCTTTTATGGCAAGAGATATTTTATATTCTATTATTGCTAAATATTCCGCGGGTTATCCTATAGAGGAGTTGTATACGGATTATCACGATGCTTTAGAATATATGCACCAGAGCTGGATGGTATTGGACAATCGTGCTTATTTAAAAGATATTAAATACAATCATTATTTTGGCTCAGACTATGATTTGATGCTTTGGATGCTTTCACTGGGATATTTATTAGATGTTGAAAAACAGAAATATATACTGCTTTTAGAAATATTAGACCGATTTTCTGTAAAAGACCTGCTCTATGAAACCATTATTAAAGCCAAAATATCCGAGCGACCACCTATAACAGAGGAAAGTTATAAAATGATAATGGATATGCCGTGGGCGTATGAGTCTCTTCGCCACGCTGTCAAGGAAACAGATGATGAATATGGAAAAGAACGCTCTTCTGTTCTGATTGAACAATTCTTAAATAAAGAATTTTATCAAAGGCACAAAGGTTTTAGTTTTTATGACCATCATAAGAGTGATAATAACATATACTACGGCTATTGGAGTTTTGAAAGTGCGGCTATTGCTGATATTTTATCCGTAGATATCTCACCTTTTGAAAACAATAAATATTTCCCTAAAGATATGTATTTTTACAAAAAATAGAGTAGGAGGAGAGAGAAGTTTATATTAGTATTGCGAGTCATATTATTGATTTTTAAAAACAAACAAAATGGAATATTATAAAATAAAAAGAAAAACACGATTTCCAGAATTAGGAAGAATAGCAAGTGGCGCTGAAGGTAAAAATGTGCCTGAAAAAGAGTATTTTTATAGAATAGGAAAAGGGGAAATTATTGAAAATACTCCCATTTTTGATTATTTTGTTTTAAAAAGTTTTGATAAAGAAAAATACTGGGAATGGGCTTTATTTGATGTCCACGATTTTATAGGAGTGGGAAGTATAATGTGTGGCTGGTATATCTCAGATAAATTAAAAACGATTTTAGAAAAATTCAGAATAGCTCCTAAATATCATTTCTACGAAACAAGGCTCCTCTACAAAGAAGAAAAATTCAAATACTGGATTTTTCAGTTTCCGATAGAGCCTCTACAAAATATTATTTTTGAGAAAAGTGATTTCTACTATATAAAGGACGGAAAACAAAATGAAATAGAAATAAAAAATGAATCAGAATTTATGCAAATAAGAAGAGATTTATTTATAGGAGAAGATATAGAGTTGGAATGTTCAAAAGTTTGTTTATTGGATAGTTTTGACATTGTTTATCAACAGCCTAATGGAGATATTCTCTGCTCAGAGCACCTGAAACAAGCCATAGAAGAAAATGGTATCACAGGTTTTGAGTTTTTTGATATTGATTATGAAGTGGTTGTAGAGTAAGAATTTAAAAAATATAATGAAATATTGTTTATGGATATAATTTTCATCTCAATAATAGCTGCTATTATTTTCAGTTCATATTATGTTTTTAGTTGGGCATATTACATCACTGTTTTTGTGATAAATTTATGTATTACATTCACTATTTTCAAATACTACCCGTTAGCAGATGGACACGGTGCTGCAATCGTGTATTTATTTTTTTTGCTAAATGTTTTAGTCTTACATTTAAGTATAATCCCTTTTTTATTTATAAAAAAAAGAAAAAAAATATTATACTGGATGACTCCTATCATAGTATATTTTTTTGAATCTTTATCTTATTTTGGTACGAGTAGTCATACTTCTAAAAATTTACAGATTTCATTTTTATTATTTCTCTCTTTTTTTCCTTTACATATTCTATTTTACATTAAAAACAAACATAAAATAGAAGAAAATGAATAATTGGTTTAATTCCAAAATAAACAAAGATTTTTTTATTACATAAGCTTTAAAATAACTATAAAATAATTTTTATGATACTCCTTGTCTTACTTTGTTTCATGATTTATGGGACTTTTAAAATTCCTATGAATAAAAAATGGAGCATATATCTTTATGACATTCTTTTTTGCCTTATTTCTTTTATTTTTTATGCTCTTATTTCAGCAGACCAAGAACATGGTAGCGGGGCAGGTGCGCTAATAATTTATATTTATATTACTATGCTCCTTCCTATAATGATTATTACTAAATTTATTATAAATATGGTTTTTTCTTATTTAAACTTAGATTATGGTTTTCATATCGTTTCTATGTGTATATTACTGATATTCTTAGTTTATCTATCAGCACCTAATAATGATCATTCATACCGTTTTTTTAATTTATCTAATTCTTCAGTTTATTTTTATAAATCTGTCATATTTCATTTATTTTTATTCTTATTGTATTATAATAAATGGACAAATCATAAGAGGTAATATAAAATAAAATTTTAAATTAAAATGAGTTTAGAGGCGAATATTTAAATCCTATTCTGAATAATCTATATAAAATACAATGCACAGATATTGTATAAAATAATCTCTACAAGATATGGAAAAAATAAAGTTTCCTTTTCTTTAAAAATTATAAAAAATGAACATCATCAAGAAAATTATAACTCATGCTAAAATAACGATAATGCTTATTTTAGCATTATTATTGAAAAATTGTAAGGAAAATGTTAGAAAGGAAGAAAGATTTGGTCCAAGAGGTCCCATTTCAGAAAAACTGAGTTATCAATTAAAAAATAATAAATGGAAACTGCGAAGATATCGCGTTATTGACCAATCAAAAGGAGAAATAATCTATAAAAAAGACATAAATAACATTATATTATCCTTTGATGAAGAAAAAATTTTAAAGGACAATGAGTATTATGGAAAAGTTAATTATGAAGCGAATGAGTTTATAATTAATAATATAGATACGCTTACTAACCGATATTATCTTTTATATCTAAAAAACGGACAGGCTATTCTACAAAATAATGTTTTATACTATAAGAATAACCACATTATAAAATCACTTACCATACACATTAGTTTAAGCACAGATATCATAAAAAGCAATGAAGAATATTACCAGACAGCTCCTTGATTTTGCCTAAATTATATTTAGCTGTAAATGATATTGTTAATTTTTAAATACAGACAAAATGAAATATTATGAAATTCAAATAAAAAGTTTTTACGGAGATAGAATAGCAAGCAATGCTAATTTTATAGATAATTCTAAAGAATACATTTTTAAAAAGATATCTTTAGGAGAAATTATTCCAGATACACCGATTTTTGATTATTTCTTTTTAGAAAGTTTTGATGAAAAACAATATTGGGAATGGGCTTTATTTGATGTGTATAAATTCATCGGAGAAACTAGCAATATGCTAGGAGCTTTATTAATTTCTAAAAAATTAAAAAAAGTATTAGAAAACTTTAAGATAACAGAACCTCATTCTTATTATTTGAGTAAATTATTATATAAAGGTGAAAAAAAAGATTATTATGTTTTTCAATTTACGGGAAAAAATATATACAAAGAATTGACAAAATATATTAATTTTTCAAAATCAGAATTTTTAAATCCTGCAACAAGAAGAATTGTTTTCTTCGATGAAATAAACGATTATATAGAAAAAAGTGAAAAACTCTACTTTGAAAAAAATACAGATTTTATTAAGAAAAAAATAGTGTTAAACAAAAAATTGGATTTTTTCCCTATGCAGAGTTTTTTTCAAGATAATTTAGTTTCTGAAAACTTAAAACAAGCCATAGAAGAAAACGGCATCACGGGTTTTGAGTTTTTTGATATTGATTATGAGGTGGTTGCAGAGTAAGATATAGAATATTGTAGTCTGTGACTTAAATTAAAATCATCTCTTCCTATAATTTATATTATGTTAAATTGTAAATTAAAAATAAAATCCTTAACTTTGGATTCTCTTTTTTTGACTTTATATAAATTTAATAATATGCACGAAAAACAATTTGATATATTGGGAATGAGCTGTGGCAGCTGCCAAAAGAAAATTTCCGACAAGCTGAATTCCCTTCCAGATATCTCTGCTGTGGTAGATTTAAAAACCAACAGCGTTAAAATTTCTTCCAAAAACGAAATCAATCTCCAGCAGCTCAATGATGCCGTTGGTTCCATTGGTCATTATTTTCTGAAAGACCCTGATAACCATGATTATACATTCATCAAACCAGAAGACAAAATCTCGCCTAGCAGTGTGTATTTCTGTCCAATGGAATGCGAAGGCGAAAAACTCTACTTCAAACAAGGTAAATGCCCTGTTTGTGGGATGTATTTAGCGCCTATCGAAGAGCGTGAGGAAATCAGAGAAAAAGCAAAATCAACTGAAAATCAAAAGGTTAATTTAGGTAAAATCGGTGAATTTTATTGCCCGATGTTTTGCGAAGGCGACAAAACTTACCCGGAAAATATAGGCTGCCCAGTCTGTGGAATGGATTTAGTTCAAATCGTGGCCGAGGGACAGGAAGACAACTCCGCCTATATAAATTTACGAAAGAAATTCTATATCGCTCTCGCCTTTACCATTCCTGTATTTATCTTAGCCATGGGCGGAATGATGGGACTTCCCCTAGACAAGATTCCACACCACACGCAGCTGTATTTGCAGGCGGCTTTCACTATTCCTGTGGTCTATGCTGGATTTATGTTTTTTCAGAGGGCTTATGTTTCCTTTAAAACTTGGAATCTTAACATGTTCAGCCTCATTGGTTTAGGTGTAGGCGCGGCTTTGGTTTTGAGCTGTATTACTTTATTTTTTCCAAATATTTTCCCTAATGATGCTCATCCGCATATCTATTTTGAAAGCGTGTGTATAATTATCACTTTGGTGCTATTAGGGCAGTTATTAGAGGCTAAAGCCCATCAAAAAACAGGAAACGCCATCCGAAAACTTATGAACCTCTCCCCTTCTGAGGCTCATTTGTGGGAAAATGGCGAGGAAAAAACTGTTAAAATCGATGAAATAAAGGCTGGTAACATCCTGAGAGTCAAACCTGGAGAAAAAATCCCTGTGGATGGAGTCATCATAGAGGGATATTCTACCATAGACGAAAGTATGATTACAGGAGAACCTATTCCTGTGGAAAAAAGCATTGATAATCAAGTAATTTCAGGGACTATCAATGGAAATGGAACTTTCCTGATGAAATCCCAGCGTGTAGGAAGCGAAACTCTTTTGGCTCAAATCATTAAAATGGTAAATGATGCCAGCAGAAGCAAAGCACCGATACAAAAACTAACCGACAAAGTCTCCAAAGTATTTGTCCCTGTGGTGATTTTCATCTCTGTTCTTACCTTTGTTTTATGGTGGATTTTTGGCGCCGAACCGAAGTTTTTCAATGCCTTTGTAAATGCTCTGGCCGTGCTGATCATCGCTTGTCCGTGCGCTTTGGGACTTGCTACGCCTATGTCTGTGGTGGTGGGTATCGGTAAAGGTGCTCAAAATGGTATTTTGATTAAAAGCGCCGAAGCTCTGGAACAAATGGAAAAAATAAATGTCCTGATAACGGATAAAACAGGAACGCTCACAGAAGGCAAACCATCATTAGAATATGTTTTCCCAGCGAAAAATTATACAGAAAACCAAATTATCAATATTTCTGCATCATTAAACAAAAACAGCGAACATCCCCTATCCAAAGCTATTTTGTCTAAATCTGATGCCTCGCAGATAGAGGCTGTTTCAGACTTTCAAAATTTAGTTGGAAAAGGAATTGAAGGGATAATTGGTGGTAAAAAATATTTCTTGGGAAATGAAAAATATATCACAGAAAATGCTGTCCATGTAGCAGATGAAATCAAAGAAAAAATCTTAAGTCTTAGCGATAAGGCCTTTACTATCTCGTATCTTATTGAAAATAATGATGTTATAGGATTTTTATGTTTTACCGACAAACTAAAACCAACAGCGAAAAAAGCAGTAGAATTTTTGCATAGCAAAAACATAGAAGTCATCATGCTTACAGGTGATAACGAGGCAACTGCCCGTACTGTAGCAAATGAATTAGGAATAAAAAATTATCAAGCCAACTGCCTTCCAGAAGATAAAATCAACAAAATCAAAGAATTACAAAAACAAGGGAAAGTAGTGGCCATGACCGGCGACGGTATCAATGATGCTCCTGCCCTTGCACAGGCTGATATAGGAATAGCGATGGGAACAGGGACAGATGTCGCCATAGACAGCGCAGAAATCTCCTTGCTGAAGGGCGATATCTATGGAATAGTAAAAGCGAAAATCCTTTCTGAAAAGATGATGAGAAACATCAAAGAAAATCTGTTCTTTGCGTTTATTTATAACACGCTGGGAATACCTGTGGCTGCTGGGTTGCTCTACCCTATTTTTGGGATTTTGCTCTCTCCTATGCTTGCAGCAGCAGCGATGAGTTTCAGCTCTGTTTCTGTAATCATTAACTCTTTAAGATTAAACAATATAAAATTAAATGAAAAATAAGTTGTTATTCATGGTTTTATGCTCTGCGGCAAGTATTTTTTCATCTATTTTGTTAGGTTTAATTTGGTATTTCATATCGGGAGTAAATTGGTTAGAAATGGATAAGAAATATAGTTTTTTCGGAATATTTTTTATTCTTCCCTCTACTATTGCTGGTTTTCTTTCTTCTATATTTATAAAAAATAATGATTCAGTAATTGTATTATTTGGAAAAACTTATATTATACTTTTTTTAACTATGATAATAAATTGTTTTCTCCATCAGGACTATGAAGGATGGTCAATAACATTTATAATTTTATTCCTAATTGTAATGATTTTACCACTATTTGCATTTATAAATTTGTATAAAAAACTAAAAACTCCCTAAATTGGGAGTTTTTTTATTTATTTCAACTTGTTATAAGGGAAATTTATCAGCAAAATTAAATGAAAAAATATAGCCGTGAAGCCCCATACGGGCTGATTCTGGAAACATAATCTGTCTATGTAAATAAGAACTCCATTTCCTACGATGAATAGTAAAATGTAAAGTATTTTGTGTTTCATTATTGTAGTATTACAGGTGTTTTACCATCGGTTATGATTACTTTATTATTGGTGTTTCTTATGGCTTCTATCCATTTTTCTTGTAAAATCTTGTTGTCAAGTCCTTGGGCTCTTACACGGTTAGCTTCGGCATCTATCTTGGCTTTTTCAAGGTTCATTTTAGAAACTTGGAGCTCATTTTTCACTTGCTCTGCTTGTTGTATCGCGTTGTTTCTCAGTTCAATAGCTTTTGCCATAGAAGCAGGAGGTTTAAGCCCAGAAGTCAAATTGTTTAGCTGAAAAAATTTATTTTCAAAATCTTTTTTAAGCCTAGTTTCTACTTGTCTTTCAAATGTATTAAGGTTATTCATCAGACTGTCCGTAGTATAATTTCTGGCTTCTTCTCGGTAGGCATTGGTTACCAGTTTATTCAGGATAGAGTTTTCTACATTGTCCATCATTACCTCTGGCTGATTTATACCTAAATGCTTGTAATTGAATACGATATCTACCCCTCTTCCTCTAATGGGCTGATACTGATAGGAAGGATCTACCGTGAAAACGCCTGCATCTTTCGCAGAAACCTGCACTGCTTGCGGGTCGCCACTAGTCTCAAACATTGGTACTTGATAAAGTTCCACCCCTGGGAAGAATGTCCATTGTCGCCCAGAAACGGTTGAAAAATCTGCTTTTCCGTTTCTACCATAATTTTCCATCAGAACGCCTTCATAGTTCGGTTCTACTCGGGAACAGCCGTTCATCATTAAAAAAACAGCTGCCACGACCGAGCATCCTGTGATAACGCTTATAAGTGTATTTTTTTTGTTTAGCATAGCCTAAATATGTTTAGCACAAATATAATAAAAAATCCCCCAAATTTGGAGGATTTTATTGTTATTCTGTTTTAGCGCTTCTTTCTGCTCTTTTTCTATCTTCTTCAGATAAAAGTTTTTTACGCATTCTGATGAAATTAGGAGTCACCTCTATACATTCATCATGCTGGATATATTCCATGCATTCTTCCAATGAAAATAGAATTTTAGGCGCGATGCTTCCGTCTTTATCCTTACCAGCTGCACGCATATTGTTCAGCTGCTTCCCTTCCACGATATTTACTACTAAATCCCCTGGTTTGTTCTGCTCTCCTACAATCATACCTGCATATACTTCTTCCCCTGGATCTACGAAGAACTTACCTCTATCTTGTAGTTTTTCAATGGAATACGCTGTAGTTTGACCTTGGTTTTTAGAAATTAAAACCCCATTGTTTCTACCAGCGATAGCACCTTTGAAAGGCTTATAATCCACAAATCTATGCGCCATAATAGCCTCTCCAGCCGTTGCAGTAAGCATTTGGGAACGAAGCCCTATAAGCCCTCTGGAAGGAATTTCAAACTCTAAATGCTGCATTTCTCCTTTGGTTTCCATAATGTGCAGATCTCCTTTTCTCTGAGTTGCTAGGTCGATAACCTTGGATGCAAACTCCTCTGGAACATCCACCACCAAAGATTCATACGGCTCACATTTCTCTCCGTCAATATCTTTTAGGATAACCTGCGGCTGCCCGATAGTCATTTCGTATCCTTCTCTTCTCATCGTTTCTATCAAAACTGAAAGGTGAAGAATACCACGACCGAACACCAAGAATGTATTCGCATCATCAGTCCCCTGAACACGAAGAGCCAAGTTTTTCTCTAATTCTTTTTCTAATCTCTCTTTCAAGTGGTTAGAAGTCACATATTTACCATCTTTTCCGAAAAACGGCGAGTTATTGATAGAGAAAGTCATATTTAAAGTAGGTTCATCAATAGCAATTCTCGGCAGAGGCTCTGGATTCTCCAAATCTACGAAAGTATCACCAATCTGGAACGCATCAAAACCTACAATCGCACAGATATCACCCGCAAAAACTTCCTCTACTTTTTTCTTTCCTAACCCCTCGAATACATACAGTTCCTTTACTTTTCCTTTTACTATTTTGTCGCCTTCTTGTGAAAGTCCTATCCACTGCCCTTCTTTTACAGAACCTCTGGTAACTTTACCAATGGCAATTCTTCCCAAGAAAGATGAATAATCAAGCGATGTTATCTGCATTTGCAGCGCTCCTTCTTCTACTTTTGGTGCTGGAACATGTTTTAAAATCCCATCTAATAAAGGTAAAATACTATCGGCAGGAGTCAAACTTGTATTAAACCAGCCTTGTTTAGATGATCCATAATATGTAGGGAAATCCAGCTGTTCTTCCGTAGCATTAAGGTTGAAAAACAGGTCAAATACTTTGTCATGAACTTCATCTGGACGGCAGTTATCTTTATCTACTTTATTGATAACTACTATTGGTTTCAGCCCTAATTCTAAAGCTTTTTGAAGCACGAATCTCGTCTGTGGCATCGGCCCTTCGAATGCATCTACCAAGAGAACAACCCCGTCTGCCATTTTCAAAACTCTTTCCACTTCTCCCCCAAAATCGGCGTGCCCTGGGGTGTCTATCACATTGATTTTCGTGTCTTTATAAGTTACAGAGATATTTTTAGATAAAATGGTAATCCCTCTTTCTCTCTCCAGGTCATTATTATCCATAATCAAATCACCTGATTCATCACTCTTTCTAAAAATATTGGTAGCATGAATGATTTTATCCACCAAAGTAGTTTTCCCATGGTCTACATGGGCAATAATTGCGATATTTCTAATGTTTTGCATATATATATTTTACGGGGGCAAAAGTAATAATTTTTTTTCAAACCATTTTATTATGAATAAAGAATAGTTTTTTCTATAGTATTCCATATTTTCTTAATTTTTTTTACATTTGCGAAATAATTATGAAAGAGAAAGAAAGAGTAAAACTTCATTTTAGCTTTTGCCATAGAAAACCCGAAAGGTCTTTCTTTTGGAAAGGAAAGCAATTTCCCGTTTGTGCAAGATGCACGGGGATACATCTGGGGTATCTTTCTTTTCCATTCTTCTTATTTGGTGTGGTATCCCTTAATTTTTGGATAACTATTTTACTGATAGTTCCTACTTACTTGGATGGCTTTATTCAGGCCTATTATAATAAGGAAAGTACCAATACAAGAAGACTAATTACAGGGCTAATGGCAGGCGTAGGAACGATGTCCTTGGTCTCTATTACAGGAATATTTATAGCTGAATTAATCTTAAAATTTGTTTAATTATGAGTGATTTAAATTTAAATCAAAACCCTAATGCAGATCAACCACAGAATCAAGAAGATTTGGAAATAGGTCTGAAAGTACTTTCATTTTGTATTCCTATCGCAGGAGCTATTATTTATTTTGTTAATAAAGATAAAGCACCTGTAAAAGCGAAATCTGCATGTACTATGGCATTGATAGGTTTTGGTGTAGGACTTGTAGCACAAATCATCCAAAGAATATTGGTGAACTAGGAAAACAATTATTAAAATGCATTTGAAAATTTTCAAATGCATTTTTTTGTGAAAAAAATTTGGTAGTTTAAAAAAATGTTATATATTTGCAAAACAATACCGCGGGATGGAGCAGTAGGTAGCTCGTCGGGCTCATAACCCGAAGGTCGTAGGTTCGAGTCCTGCTCCCGCTACTAAGTAAAGGAGGAATAATAAACTTAATTGCGAAATCACTGATTTTTAGAGGTTTTATAAAGGGTTTATTATTCCTCTTTTTTTGTGTTTTGGTCTCTATGTTGGTCACTCAGTAGATAAAAGTAGTGCCTGGTTGTGTTTTAATTTTTAAAACATAACTGAAATGATAGAAAACATAAGCTTTGGAAAAGATGCTGCTTATCTCTATGCAGCTATGAACTACAATTTTTTTATAAAAAAAGAGAGTGACAAATCTGGAAAGTCACCTATTTATCTCAATGTAAGATTGAACGGAAAAAGAGCAAGAATCTCTACTTTATTAAAAATAGAAGAAAAACACTGGGATAAAGAAAAGAAAAAAGTTATCAAATGCGATGAAGCAGATGATTACAATCTTATTCTGAAACAATTAGAAAACAGAATCACTAACATCATCGTCAAACACAGACTTTCTGAAACTCCACTTACAATGGATATGTTTCTGAATCAGCTAAAAAACGCACCACCAAGTTATGATTTGGTGCAATTCTTTGAGCATGTAATCCAAGACCAAGACCTGTCAGAATCTACCATAATAAAACATAAAGGAATATTTAACAAGCTCAAAAACTCCAAAATACCAAGCTCTTTTCCCGATATCAATCTGTTTTGGTTCGACAAATACAGATCCTATTTAAAAAAATTAGGAAATAATTCTGCTACAATAAATACCAATATCAGCATCATCAAGAAATACCTTCGCATGGCAAAAGCGAATGGAATAAAAATCTATGTAAATTTGGATTGGGTCAAGGTCGGTTCTACAGGAGGAAGAATTATTTGGCTCAAAGAAGAAGAAATAAAGAAAATGGAGGAATACTACTATTCTTCTTTTATTCCAGAACATTTGAAGTTAAGTTTGGGATATTTTCTATTTTCCTGCTATACAGGACTGAGAATTTCCGATGTTATGGAAAGGAATCGTGATGACTTCAACGCTGACACCTTTGAGTTTATTTCGATTAAAACGAAAATGCGACAAATCATAGGAATAGGGCAAAAATGCCGACAAATAATAGATAACAATCCTATGCTGTTCATAGCAAAAAAAGCAGGAGTCCATATCAATAAGCAAATCAAAGAAATTGCTAAAGTATGCGGAATCAAAAAAAATATATCATTCCATACAGCAAGACACAGCTTTGCTACCAACTACCTAATCAAAGGCGGAAAGGTGGAAAATCTGCAAAAGTTATTGGGACACACTAAAATAATGACTACAATGAAGTATGTTCATATTATAGATGAAGAAGCTGCACTAACGACAAACATCTTCGATTAAAAAACTTTTGCCCCTAAATAGGAGCAAAAGACTAATAAGTTTCAGTTTCTATCTCTATAGAATAGTGTTTATCCGAAATGGAATTTTTTACCCAGGATTTTATCCAGTGCCTTTTGTTGTAGGCAAAAATTTCCGAGCGGATATCATACTTACGGATTTTGTTTTTTTCCGCAATGAATGTCCATTTGTAGCTGAAGTTAGACAACCTGTTCATATACCAGGGCTTAAGATGCTCGGCGCACTCCTCTCCTTCTAGCCCTTTCGGATTCGTGGCGTGGTTATCGCCGTCTCTGTCCAGCCCTGCGTAATAAACCAGCATCAAGGAACTTTCCTTGTAAGCCTTGGCTGTATTAGCACCACGGAAAAACGCCATCGGAAGACAAAAGCCATTAACAGTAACTTCTGTAGTATTTTCAGGCACAAAATGAGGATTGAGCTGATAGCCTTTTTCATTGAAGAAAATATTTCTGTTTTCCATTCCCTCTACTTCTGGAAATTTCAAATGAAAATACTCTTTATCAGTAAATTTCCTGATAGGATTTTCTACCTCAAAGGCTCTGAAATCCTCTGGCTCCTTGCTCTTATCAATTCTAATAAGGTTCATTATAGCCTTAGAGCCGTCAAAAGTAAGGTCATAGTTTCGCCAGTTCTTGATGATGGTCACCAAATCCCCGAACGACATATCTGGCACTGCTTTTTTAAGATTAACCCTATTGAAATTAAATACATACGGAATCACATTGCCCTCTATGGTGTGCTGTCTCATCGGTCGGATTTCCATATACGCTAGACCTATATCTTTTTTAGAAGAATCCATTAAATGCGGCGCCTCTAAATAGCCGTAATATTCAAAGACAAATTCCTTTCTATCTACAGCGTCCTGCTCGCTGACTTCTAAAACAAAATTCAGATTTTCCACCACTTGGAGCTGATTACCAGCACCAAAAGAATAAACATGTTTGCCTCCATAATAGAGATTAACATCAGCACCCTTCAATGCGTTATGCACTTTGAAATAAATTCTGTATTTCCCTGGCGCCTCTATCACTACTGATTTTTTCCACTTCCCAAACATATCGCCCCCAGGAGTCCGCTCGGTCAAATATACTTCCTCCTTGAACATGCTGAGTTTATGTAGTTTTTGGTCTCCTGTGGTGTAGTAGTTTTTATCGGTAAAAATACATCGCTGAAGCAGATGCTCATCGCTAAGAATATCCCCCATAAGCTGGAACCCTGCATCTTTAAACCCAGCCTTCAGAACATACAGTAGGTAAGGCATCGGATGGATGATGTTTTTATTATAAACATCCATGCCGTCCTCTACTCTATTTCTAGGGAAACTCTTTTCAGCCTTTCCCTGTTCCTGAACTCTATTGTTTATCATCGAATCAAAATATTTCCATTCCTCACTGTCCAGATTGTATTCATCTGTATAGAGTTTTGGAAAATTATAATCTGATGCAGGATAACTCTTTTCCACGACTTCATTGGCGTGCTGGTAGATGTCTGGAACTTCGAAATTATGCAGAGGCAGATCTGTTAGTTTCTTGTCAAAATTTGGCAAGTTTTCAAATCCAGAATCAATCTGGAATTTTAGCGATTTTGTTCCAAACTCTAGAATCTCGATTTTTCCTTTCCTCCGTTTCCCCTCGTGAATATGGATTCCATCATGAAACCGCTTAAGTTTTGAATTGTCAAGCGAAGAAAATTGACCTATCTTCCTAAGAAATTCCACCGTATAAGGACACTCTATGGGCAAAGTGTAGTTGGTCCAGAAACTGTCCTTGAACCTTGGGTTTTCTTCGGTAAAACTAAATGAGAGTCCGTCCAGCGGAATTTCTATTCCTTCGTTGGTTATAAATTTGTCCTGCATTGTTTTTTCTGTAAAAATGAGTTATTATCAAAAAACAAAAAAAGACAGTTTTTCAACTATCTTTTTTTATTTTTTTCTTCTGAAAAAATTGAAGGACATATAAGATTGTTTTTTTACATTTCTTTATAAATAGCACCACCCCAGAAACTAGTAAACAAAATATAAAAAATACTATAAAAGTATGCCACCACTTATACATACCTATTGACCAAAGAAAAACAGAAATAAACATACACAAGAAGAATATTGTTTCAGCCCAAATGTCAGTTTCTTCTTCCTTACTAATGGTTGCTTTTTCTTTAAAAAAATATTCACTTATATTCCCATAAAGTATGGATAATATAAAAATAGATGATATAGTAAATGTTATTTTTTTAAGAATACCGTATATTTTTAAATCGAAAAACAGATATTCACTATCCATCCAAGGACTTAAAATACTATATATTACCAAAAAGAAAAATATAAACAGGCTTGACAGCTGAAAAACCATCTTAATAGTTCTATAATCTTTATCCCTTATAACATGTGTTAAATTAAAATTAACAATATTCTCCCTAGAGAAACACATCACAGATCCTGGTATGTATTTTCTTTCATATTCTTTACTATTTTCTTCTGGAAAATGATATTTATAACAATCTTTTACCAAGATAGACTCTACTTTGTTGGTTCCCTTTTCTAACAATATATCGTATAGAACCCCTGAAAACATAGTGTTTTTATAACCATCATTAATTAAAACATCTACATTAGTATATAAATATTTTTTATCTTTTATTTTTTCCATTGTTTTTCCTGTCACTATGTAGTGCCATGGATGATTAAACCTAAATACAGGAAATATAATATCTAGTTTAAAAATAACAACTAATGAATGAAGCAGAGCACCTAAAAAAGCTGAAATTGCATATATAAGAGATGCTAAAACAAGAAAATCAAAAGTATTTGTTTTAAATTCATCAGGAATTTTTTCTGATTTAATATTATTCAATATATTGATTATTGTTTTATATGAAATAGAATTTAAAAACCTTATTTCTAAAATATACCTAAAAAAAAGTATAACACCTACAGATAGGGAGATAGATATAATACTGAAAAACAGCGTTAAAATAAATCTTTCAAATATATTCCCTTGTGAAAATTGTCTTGTAAAACTTCCACGAAAGTAAAATTTCCTGAAAATAATTCCAGGAAATATAAATACCATAATATAAAAAACCGTACTTAAAGCAATATTAATATTCATATCTAATCAATTCTAATATTGATTGTTTTACCAGAAGACAATTCAACCTTCTCAAAATCATGCTCTTTATTTTCTTTCAGTTTTTTTATTGCTTCTTCTACTTTTTCTCTATCTTCTGGATTGTTCAATATTTCTATACCTTCATCACTTATCCAAGAAGAATCTGTTTTAAAGGCATCATTAAACCCTTTGAATAACAAAGATATATTCAAAATTCCTATCGCATTTATTATATGCATGATACTTGCCTTCATATAAACATTTTTATAATGCAAATATATACAAAATTTTAAATCAATGATATTTTTCACTAATTTTCTATCACATTAAACTCTAAATCCATTTGAAACAGATGTTCGCTGGTGTCGTACATTTCGTTTTTCTTACCCACTGCTACAGCTTTCAGCCTTAAATTGCCAATAATGATAAAACATAGATTAGACCCCAGCAAGTCATCTATCAGCGCAATTTCCTCCCGAAGAATCCAGCCTGTATTGATAGTTAGCGATTTCTTCCTTTTACTGCCGTATTTTAATTTGTTTTCAGCATCAAAATAATGCTCAAACTCCGAAATCATTCGGTATTTATCATGAGCAGAGAACCACTCAAACACCAAGTTCTCCGTTTCAAAGAAAATGTGAATCGGATTTTCAACCTCTGGGAATGGAATATATTTAATCTCCCCAGCAGTAATGATTTCATCCTCTTTTCCAGTGAATAATTTTCGGATAAAATTATGAGAACGAACCTCGTTTTTCTTCTCAAAAGCGGGTTTCCCTCCTTGATAAATATTCATCAGCGGAACAAACTCTGCCTTTTCTGAAATAGCATCTGCACTGATACGGATTACAGATTCTGGATAGGTTCTGCGCATGGGATGATTGGTAAACAATGGAAAGCATCGTGGTCTTCTACCAGGAACAAAGAAAACATTCTTTATCTGATATTCTGAAAGCTGTTCATCATCTGCATTATGCTCGGTAATGGTAATATTTACGAGCGCAAAACTATACTGATAACCTACATCATTCAGCGGATAAAGCTCTCTGCATCTTGCAAAGAAATCTTGGATTTCCTCTCCAGGGAAAATCTCTACTTCGTTTTTGAAATAAAGATATTCATACTCTTGAACCTCTTGGTATTCCTGCTGATAGCCTTTGAAAAACATTTCCAATTTCATTTTCACATAACTGGAGAAAGGATTGTTTTGGCTCATCTTTATCTTGTTCTTGTCCAGAGCAAAATAATAGGCTTCGCCTCTAAAATCTGATCTTAAACTCTCTGCTATCTTCAGCCTCACTGAAAAACTTTTTTCTATTGTCCCTGCTGAAAGCAGTATTTCTCCACTGTAAGCTCCCACAGCAAGACTCTCTGGTTTTACTGTGGTAATTTTCAGTTTTCCACCTTCTATTACAGCAGTTTCTATGAATGATGGTTTTAGAGAAACGCTGATTTCTAAATTATTTGGATTAACGATGTCCGCAGTGAAAGTTTTTGCAGAATCTACCCCTTTTATTAGAGTATCTTCAAAAATTCTTGGGGAAAAATCAAAATCTTTCACTACTTCCCCCGAAATAGTTTTGAATAAAATTATAATTGTTTTTTTCTTTCCTCCCGCTTTTATTTCTGCATGAAATTCATAAGTAGAATCTACTGGAGTGGTGTCTGAATATGCAGACTTTGATATTTGTATGACACTTTTATCAGTTTCTTTCAAAATATCCAAAGAAAACGGATAAAAAGACTCCCAATCTGGAGTAATATTAAAAGTAATAGGCTCCGTAGTGCGGACTTCTAACCTGGTATCTCCACTAAGGGTCTTTGTCGCCTTGTTGTAAGTCAGAACAAGATCGGTCTTGTCTGTAACCAAATCCGATGGAGAAGCCTGCCCCTGCTTAACTTCCAATTTCACAGTCACAGAAACAGAACTCGGCTCTATATAATGTTCACCGCCTCTGTCATCTATTCCGTAAGCCTCGTAGATGATAGATGCTGAATATCTTCCCGCACTCAGTCCCGCAAGCCCCGTAACATCCAAAAGAACATCTGCTTGGCGTGGGTTAATTTTCCCGCTGTTTCCTCCTTCTCTAAATATTTTTTCCTTGGTGCTGACATTGAGCCAGTTCGATGCTCCAAGGTTATAAGTCACCCGAGTTTTATAGACAAACTTCTTATATGGAGCATCATTCCACAAATCTAGTTCTGGGAAAGTCAGCCTGCTGGTCTGCTGGCTGGGCATTCCCTTGCCTTTGATGTATTCAAAAACAATAGTAGGAGGATTCACATCCCACTCCACCAAAGGAGCGTCTTCTTGTTTGTATCCTCCGCATTCATAACCATTTTGCGAGGTAAGTTGCCAATTATCACAAACCGCAATCTTTTTTAATCTAATTTTCTTTGCCATAATCTGTATAAAGAATTTCGTTTTGATATTTTTTTAATTCTCTTTTTTCTGAAATCGCATTATGCACCCATATCTCTATACAATATAGATAATCTGTAAAGAGAATTATTCTATTGGGATTTTGTTCAATCATTTTTACGCCTGTAATTTCAGTAGGAATTTTCCATAGCAATTGGCGGAAAGCCCACCTGCTCACTACGAAATCTACATCTTTCGGCGTGTAGTCTTCTTGCAGCTGTTCCCCGAACACTTTCGCTACAGAACCACACACAGCAGGCGTTTCATTTGTCAGCTCTTCGACCAAGGAAATCACTTGGTCGCAAAGCTTATTCATCGGGTCGTTATCAAAGACCTTGAATTTTTGGAAAGAATTTTTATTTTCTCGCATTTCTTTTCTCTATATTTTCAAATTGTTTTATTGCGTTTTTCAGTCTTTTACCGTTTTCGGCGTTCTCTACCATCCACGCTTCTACTCCGTTTTCTTTTAGTTCGGAAAGCACCTGTTTCAAGTCTGATAAAAGAGGCTGCATTTCTGCTCCTAAAACCATCTGAGCCGTTGCAGGAGTCTGAACATCCCCTCCCGAAGTCTGTCCTCCGCCTGTAAAACCTCCTTCTGCGTAGCCTCTTGGCGCTTGTGTTCTGCCTGTTCGGATACTTTCCATCCAGTCTACTACATCAGCAACCACTGGATTCTGAAGCATCCATTTAGGAGTGACATATTCGTTCTCGTGGACTATTCCCGCTGGTCTGAATCCAGAACTATCTGGAGAACCAAAGCCCCCACCTGTAAAACCACCTTTGTCAAAACTATCTGGCTGAGCAAGAACCGCTGCAATCTGCGCAGCACCCAAAGCCGACACCACACCAGTAAGAACCCCAGCGGAAATACCAAAATCAAACTTAGGAACCTGCGCCCATATTCCGATAATTGCTTGAGCTGTATTGATAGCAATCTGTGCAATCGCCATTGCTTTTTGAATTTTAGCTTGTCTGTTTGCCAGTTCAGCTTTCTTCGCATCGGTTTCCTCCTCTAACAGCTGGACACCTTTATGATATTGTTCCTGGTTGATGTAACCTTCATTCAGTTGTCGAAGAAGCTCTTTCTTCTTGTTGTCCTGCCCTTTGGTAAAACTTCTGAGTTCTCGCTCGTTAAGTCTTTGCTGAAGTTCAGAAAACTGAGAAAATGCATTTTTCAACGCCTGCACGCCCATCATTACGGCTTGAAGTTTTCGCTCGGTAGTGTCTAGATTTTTGAAAGTATCGCTCCACTGTGTAACCGAAAACCCAAGAATATCGACTTTGTCCATTTCCTTACGGGCATCTTTCTGGATTTGGGATTCATCACCTACTTCATTTCCATTCTTAGCAGCATTCAATTTATTGACTTCTGTAGTAATAGATGCTATTCTTTCTTTGAGTTCCTGCACTGATTTTTCGGAAAATACATTTGGATTACTGAGTAAATCCTCCAATATTTTTTGCTCTTTTTTGAAAAGCTCTATCTGCGCCTGCAGTGCAGCTCTGTTTGCATTTTCTCTCAATGCTTTTTTGGCGTCTTCTAGCGTATGAATGTTTTTCAGCTCTTGATCACTAAGTTTCAAAAATTCCATTTCAGCAAGTTTTTCCCTTGCCTCTGCCATGGTTTTAATTTCTGTGATTTCATTCTCATTCTTTTCATGAATAAGAGCCGCCTCCTTCTGTAGGTTCGTGATATCACGCTGATGTTTTTCAAGCTCTGCTTTTTCATCAATCGTTTTTATTTTCAGTTGATGTGTATGCTCCATCTGCTCTTTGATTTTATTATTCTGCGCAATAATGGAGTTGATAACTGCGATTTCTTCTCTTTTATTCTGTATCGCAGCATCATAATTCTTTTGAGCTTGAGGACTTGCTCCTGCTTTTGCTTTTTGAAAATCAGAAATCTCTCGTTCTACTTTAGCAATAGCATCTTTCTTTTCTTTATTCTGATTCTCGATATCTTCTAAATTCCGATTATGCTCGGTTTCCAAAAGTCTTTTTTCTTTCTCATAACCTTCGAGCTGAATTTTTTCCCTTTCATCTTCGTATTTTCTATGAGCATCCAAAAGCTCTTTGTCATATTTACGCTTATCTTCTAATGATTTTTCATAAACAGATTTGGATTTATCTTCTCCCGAATTCTTTTTGGGAGTCTTGTTTTTTGTCGGATTTGCAACAGCACTATTTACTGGCTTGTTAGAAGCAGGAGCAGTTCCTCCCTCTTCTCCTTGTATTTTTTTTATTTCCTCTGCAAGTGCTCTCTGCTGGTCCGTTAAACCTTGTACATCTTGCTTTCTTTGTTCATAAACATGAGCATATTCTTTTTTTAACTCATCTGCTCGTTTTTTCCCTACAGCTTTCAGCCATTTTTGGTATTGAACACCTTCATTTTTATCAAGATTTACAACATCTTTTCCTCCAAAGAGATTACTTATTTTATTAGCTGCTTTATCAATAAGCCCAAGGTTTTCGCCCAGTGATTCGTTTTCTTTATCAATAATCTGCTCTCCTATTTTATCCATTTTGGCTGTAAGTGCTTTTACTCTTGCCATTTTTAAGAGATGCTCGGTGTATTTATCGACCGCTTTAGTGGCTTCTTGAGTATTGATATTTTCCAAATTCAAGAAACCTAAATACTCTGGAGAAATTTCGTTGAGTTTTTTAATCGCCTCCAGCCTTTGTTCTTTGGATAAAGTTTCGTCTCTGGCAGTTTTCATAAGCTGGTCCAGCTCATTTTTTTGAGAAACAATGCTTTTTTCTGCCTCTACAAAAGCATCATTTAGATTTTTCTGTTTTTGTGTAGCTGCATCTACTTCCTTATGATAAAGTTTATATGCTACTATCGCTGCACCTATAGCTGCGACTAATAAACCAATCGGGTTCATTTTAGTCGTCATATTAAAGGCTTTCATTGCTGCAGTTGCTCCAGCAGTATTTCCTGTTAATTTAGCCTTAGCAGCTGCATACAAAAGAGAAACGCCCTTTGCTGCCGACTCTATTGCAATTTTAGCCTTTTGGACTGCATTATAAAGAATGGTCTGCTGATAGGCTTTTTGGGTGGAAAGAGCAATAAGATACATTGCTGCTTTATAACTGACCATAGCAGTAACCATCACCCCGATGATTTTTGCTAAAAAAACAAGCCTGTCTTTAAACTCCCGAACACCTTCTCCGGCTTCCTTCGTTACTCCAGTCACGAAACCAATCACTCGGATCACATCTTCAAAAAGATTGATAATATTATTAGAAGTAAACATTTCTGCAAAAGCATTTTTCAGCTTTTCCACTATTGCGGCTGCGTTGTTGTTTTTCTTGCTAAATTCATCTGAAAGGGAAGTTCCGTCAGCCATAGCCTTACCAGACCTTTCCATAGCAGCTCTGAATTCATCAGTTCTATTGGCGGCTGCACCGACTGCCTTCTGAACCTCCAAGGATTTTATACCAAGGCTGTCAAAAATCTCAACCGTCTTTGTGGCTTCTACACCACGCATTCCCTCGGAAAATCTTAAGAAAAATTCTTCTGGATTAGTATTAAATAATTCTTTCGCCTCCGCCGTGGACATATGCATAGACTGGGCAAACAGTCCGATGTTCTCCCCTGCCACCTTCATAAAGTTAGAATATCCCGAAGCCGCTATCTGAGAATCCACCCCAGATTCTTCAAACGCTGCACCAAGCCCTAAGACTTTATCAATAGATGGCTTGAGTGCGTCTGGCAAAGCACCTATCCTAAGAGCAAAATCTGAAATATTCCCCTCGCTGGCTGTTCCCGATGCAGCAAGTTCGTTCAAGGCAGAACCTACACCATTGATAGCATCAGCATAGCTCTGTCCTTTGGTCTCCTCGAACAATCCTTTGATTTTTCCTAAAGAATCTACCACGCCCTCTAAACCGCCATCGAAAGAATCTCCCAGGGCAACATATGCTTTGTCCACTTCCTGAACGAAAGATGCCATTTCCTCCTTAGGAACACCAAGCCGACCGCCCACTTCGGCAATCTTCAGTCTGTCCATCTTGGAGGTTCTGGTGTCCATATCATCGAAAGCCTCCCAGAGCTGTTTCACTTCATCCAGTGCCATGCCTGTAGTCTTCTGAACATCCGCCATAGCATCAGATACTTTGAGTAGTTCTTCTGCTGTGTTTTTCAAATGGAGACCAGCCAAACCTACACCGAGATTTCCAAAACTGAGTCCTATATCAGAAAGTTTGGAGCGAAATTTCCCTAAAAAGCCTTCTGACTCTTTTAGCTTTCCGCTTACAGCATCAATCTCACTTTTTACTCTTGAAAAATGCTCTTTTACCTCTTTGAGTTCCGCAGCTTTTCTCATGAACCTTTCAGTTCCTGGTGTGAGTTTCCGAAGCTCACTCTCCAAGGTTCGGGCTTCCTTGCTTAACCCACTGAAAGAATTTTCAACATCTTTTCCGTTTACCTTTAAAACTATTGTTGTAGATACATTCTTTGCCATGTTCAATCTTTAATTCCCAAAGATTGATTTTTTCAAGCTCTCTCCAAAGGACAAAAAAAACGGACTGAAAATTCAGCCCGCAATTGTTCAAGTATGTAAATGTTATGAATGTTCTATTTTTCTGTTTGAAGAAAAGGATAAGTAATAATCATCCCCGTAGTCGCTATACTAACAAATATATAAAGCACTTTTTCATCTATATTTTCAATAAAAATTGAGTAAAAAACTATTCCCAGCAGCCCTAAAAAACCGACTACTAAACTCCAGCCTCCCATTCTGTAAATAGTGTTTGGAAATTTAATCCTACTAAAAAGCACACCCAAAAGAACAAGAGAGGGAATGTATAATATAACAAACCAAAACTTAGATATCAATGCATAAGAAAGAACCATAAGTCCTAAGACAGCATTTACTCCTCCAATGGCAAGGAAGATAAGAAGCATTAGTAAAAAAGACTGTGTGTTTTTCATACCTCTAAATTAAGTAATTATTTTCATTTAGCAAAATGCGAAAGTGGAAAGATAAGTTCTTCAGCGAAATTCTTCGCTCTGAGTTCTGCTACATTCTGAGAAACAAACTCTACTACATCACTTTGTTTGATAGCTTCTCCTATGAATGGCTGGGCTCTCATCTCCATATCGTGGGCATCATAGTGGTATGAATTCCCCAATTTGGATTTTCTAAACCCACCAGCACGCAGACTATTGACTCCGTAATGCTGGACAAAGCCGTGCCGAGCCATACGAATAACCAGCCTGCGCAAGAATATCTGCTGGTTCCCGTCTTTCTTCCTGCCGTATTTTTTTACATAGGATTTAGCAGATGCCTGTTTTAGGCTCGGTTCATCTTCTTTTTTTCCATTGTAGTGGTCCGCAAAGGAATTGGTTTTATTACGAATAGCACCTGTGAGCATCTGCTCTGCTTTTTGTGCGATTTCTAATTCATCTCTGTATTCCATATCCCAAATTTACAACAAAAAAAACGCCCAGCAATAGTCTTCATTCTATATACTGGGCGAAAGTTTATACTCCGTTTTTCTTTTCAAAGACCACCCATTTGAATACTCGGTCTACTTCGACTCTATCGTATTCAGCAGGGATGCCTTTTTCTTCATCTCCTTTAAAAATACATACCTGTCCGTAGACAATTTCCAAATCTTGGTAAAAGCCCATATCCGTCATGCATTCATAGATATCATGCTCGCTGATAGGCTTAGAAGGAATTACCCCCCCCACCATTTCTAGGATCCTCTTGGTGGATAGATAGGTTTTCTCCTCCTCCTCGCCGATGTTCCTGTAATACCGCAGAAACAGCTCTTTTATCTTTTCTTTGTAATCTTCCATAAGTTATAGTATAAACTTATTGATATCATCTCGAAGAAAAATAAGTCCGTAGATAACATCCATTACTTCTTTTTTTTCTTCCTCGGTTTCTAAATAAAGATGTGCCGTGAGGAGTTTATTGAGATAAGTGTTTATCTTATCCAGCTGCTCCCTAAAGCCAAAGCTTTCATTCTGCTGGTTCAGCTTGATGTATTCCAGACATTCTTCTGAGAGTTTTGCCCCTTGAACCTCTATATATTCTTTATTCCCTTTCATATCATGTATTTTTCGTGAAAGTTTTTAAGCATATTTCTGTAGGCTCTAGTAAAGGAACTGCCCCAGGCGTGAGCTCTCTGCTCCTCATTCTGGAATCCGCAGTAGTAGCATCCCCCTACCAACTTCATCTGCAGGCTTCCCCCGAAAACTTCCGCAAAATCTACTGGCTCTATTAGATTTTTTTTCACTCGTCTAAGCACTCTGCTACTATGCTTCACAGGTTGTGCAATTGTTTGATTGTTATGCATTTTATATAAATTTGTATTTCCCAGATACAAAAACCCCCGTTAGGAGGTGCATAACAATCATTTGGGAAACGATCTGTGCAGCCTCTCGACTGCAACCCTCCTTCGGGAGTAAAATATTTACAATAAAGTTATATAAATGGGATTGTTCCCAAATGATTGTTATGCATTGCAAATATACAACAAATATTTAATATAGTAATTATAATAATTATATAATTACCATAATTATTATAATTATTAAAAAAATCCCCCATTTTAGGAGGATTTTGCTTTTATATTATTCCCAGATGTACTCGTAATTTTCTACAGTTCCGTTAGTATATACTCTTCTAGCTGTCAGTGGATATCCATTTTCATCGTAGGAAAAAGTAGAAGTATAGGAAAAATCAGGTGCTGTAGAGGGTACTAAACGCCTGTAAGATATCGAAATATTATTGTGCTCATGCTGATAAGTGAACGGGCTTAAATATTTATCAAAGGCTTTTTTAGTGTCTTTTACCCAAATGTTTACCTGTATTTTTTGATTGTTTTCATCATATATATTATTTACACTGCTTCCTTGTTCGTCGGTATATTCAACAGTATAGTATCCATTTGAAGTCCCGTCTGCTTTATAGTAAGTAGATTTTATCAAGTTATTAATCTTTCCTGGACGATTTTCAAAGGTTTGATAATTCTTTAGCTCATGAACTCCCGAAGTAACTGTGTATCTTTCTCTCTTGGTCACAAGATTTCCATCAAAATAATAAAGCTCATAGGAAGTAAGTTTATCAGTATTGTCGTATCTACTCCATTTCTTCTGTAGACCATTTTCATACTCTATCTTATAACGATAGTTCAAACCGCCATCTTTGAAATAATCAATTCCAGAAATTTTCTTATCTGAACCATAGTAGATTTTGGTATGAAGCATACCATCTTTGTTAATTTGGACAATTCTTTTTTCTTCTAATACTTTTGGAGAAGTGTTGTTAAGAGAATTACTGTCCTCACTTCTGGAACACGATGTCACAGCTATTGCTATTGTAGCAAAAGTCAAAATGTTTTTCATATTATCACAAATTTTTCTTCAGCCACAAAGATAATAAAAAAAGCCCTCCTAAAATGGGGGATTTTTTTATCTTTGTATCAAAATAAACAATATGAAAACCAGTAAAATACCATACGAAAAACTAGAAAAAGAATACCAAGAAGCCCTCATGGATAAGAAATTCTACAAACAGATGTATGAAGGAGGCGGATATCACACCTTTGAGGAGCTTAAAAAACTTACTTATGTATTCAAGAATATTTTACTTCTGGTTACTGGTGTTCTTGTCTTTCTGGCTGGGCTGGTGCTTTTTTTGTGTTTTAGGCTGTTTTAGTTGTTTTACTTCCTGCTCCAAATGTTCTATTTTTGATTTCAACTCTTTGGTTTCAGTATTATTTCCAACAATAGAATAAATAGAAACCACCAAGGCAACAGCCGAAAGAAAAGGCGTCAAAAGATTATTCGATAAACTGGCTATATCATTAGCTTCCTTTACTTTTTCTTTTCTTTCCTGCTCATTTTCATAAACTTGCAGTTCCTCTAAGGTTCTAATCTTTTTCCCTTTCGGAGTAAGAATTATAAAATCTCCCTGTTGTTCTATCAACTCATGATAAACCAAGTTTTTCAAGCATTTTTCAAAATCTCTTCGAACTTTTAAGTGATCGCTGTTTTTCTCCATTAAAGTGGTTAATATAACCGCTTTCTTTTCTCTCCCTTGTTTATCATGGAGAATCTCCAAAATTTTGTTTTCCATATCAGCACAAATTTTTCTTCAGCCACAAAGATAATAAAAAAAGCCCTGCTGGTGCAGGGAGTGGTTCTTATTGAAAAAAAACACGATTTTTTTCCAAATCAAAAATAACATGAAAAAAAACAGCGAGAATTTGCCATATTCTCGCTGTTTTTATTAGCATACTTTATCTACATCGTTCCAGTCATCAGCATCAAGTTTCAACGACTGAATGTTCTTCAGCTGGAAACTCACTTCTACCCCGAAGAGCCTGCTCACATCCAGTTCCACAGGGCGGACTTCTACGCTATTTTTTACAAACGCACCATAAAGGAAATGTTCGGGTTTATTGGCATCAAAGCGCATTCGTGATGCTACTTTTAGAGCTAGTTTTTCCGCCTTATCTATCGCCTCGTATTGTTTTTCGTAGTCATCTGCTGGAGCATCCAGAAGAATAGCGAAACTCAGATTTCGCACCGCTGATGAAGTCGCCATCTGCTCCCCTTCAATCCCAAAATTATAATTAAAAAGAGCCAAGCACGGAAACTGAATTCCTCTGGAACTCTGCTCTTTATTCCTTAACTCTCTTGAAAAATAACCAATAAAATCCTCCAAGAATTCAGATTTTTCCACGATTTGGTTAAAGTAATTCTTTAACTCTAAATAAGATGTTCCTCTCATTATGCTTTGTTTTTCAGTTTATGAATTTTATTGCTTTCCAAAAATGCATTCATGAAATCATACAGCAGAGTTTTCTGGCACTCGTGCAAGTTCCCCAGCAGGCGGAGTTCATCTGCCGCCATCATCACTACAATCTGAGAAAATGGAGTGAATTTTTTCTTGGCCACGAATACAGGCTGATCTTCTGAGCGTGGCGTGTCGCTCTTGAAAATGCTCGGATACACCTTGGCAATATACATCCTCACCGACCCGAAGATAAAGCCAATCCGCTCGGCTTCCTTTACATCTATTTTATCTGTAATTTCGGCAACTTTCGGAAGTAGATTTTTGTCAAATCTTGGTTCTTTGCTCTCGCTCTTCGGGTCCAGCCGATATAATGCAGCCACCAGCTGGCGGAGATACACCTCCTTTTTCTCCGTCTGGTAACGATAGAACAAGGTATCGCAGACAGAAAACTGCTCTATAGTAATATCCCCCATTCTTACAGCAGGTTTTACCAAGCCTTTGATTTCTGGGAAATGATGCAGTTTCGGCTCTTCGGAGATGAATTTAAGAGCTGGGGCAAAATTGGAAATTGGTATGTTTTTCAAAACCCTCCGCATCTTGATACGCTCCCAAATACTTCCTTTTTTCATCAAAAGAATCTGCACTATCTGCATATACTGCTCGGTAAAATCTTCCGTATCAGTATGGCTGATGATATGGATAATCTCTCTTTGCTGGTAATCCGTAAGCTCCTCCCAGCAGTCTGGAACGCTGATTTGATTCATTTTTTACTAAAATTTTTCCCACTGGAAATGCATCCAGTCATAGTTTTTCTCCCTTCCGAGCGAAATAAAGCCGTGTTTGTAGAATATATCAATCATTGCTTTGTATTCTGGTCGGGCAAAACGGGCTGTTCTGGCTGTTTCTTTCAGCTGATTTCTTTCAGGATCAAGGTCAATGGCAAGTCCCCAGGAATGCACTGAAAACTCACTTCCCCCACGCATTTTTCGGAAATTAAAACAGCCTCCGAAAATATCAATGCCCAATTCTCTGATTTTATCTGGTCCGTAATGTTTCAGAATATCAGAAAATACGGCTTTCAACGGCTCTGCTATTTCCTTGTGGCAGGTTATTTTTCTTACTATTTGGTTTTTGTCCCAAGCCAACCGCATAGGATACGGCAGGTCTATGGTTACCAAATAACCAGCCCCCGCAGGATTGGGAAGCCCGAATCTGTTTCTAAAATGGGATACTGTTTTCATATTTATGGATTTTGGGTTTGTTCTTCTTTTCTTTTTCTCTCGGTTTCTTCGGCATCTCTGCGGACTTTCTCCTTAATGGACTTATGAAGCTGCCAGCCTTTGGTCAGCGCAAAACCAATCCCAATTCCGATGAAAATAAGCCCTAAGGCATCTAATGTACTCATGTTCTTATTTTTTTTAAGGTTAAAATATCTTGTTTCTCAAAAATTCCCAGCATAGACCTCCCGCAGCAAATATTACGAAATAAACCCACCAGCTTTCCCTCCGTTCGGTCTGCTTGGATTTGGTTTCTGTTTTTGCTTTAGTCTGGGTTTCTTTTTCTTTATCGGTGCTTACTGCAACAGTATCTGTTTTATAGGTGTCAGTTTTTTTATTCAACAAATCTTTCTTATTATTAAAATCCAGTTTCCCTGTGGTCTTTCCCTTGACTTCTTTACCATTGTAGAAAAATGAAAATTCCGCAGGTGTATTCCCGATCGGAGTAATACTAAAACTAGAATCCATACTGATACTGCTATATTCCTCGTGTTCCCTAGTTTGGGAAATTCCCGTGGAATCTTTTTTCTCTCTTTCAGCTTCGTGAATGCTGATTTCTGACTTCTCTTTTTCTAGGACTGCCTTTCGGCTCCCACAGCTTACCATGGACAATAACAGACAAGCAAGCAGGAGCCAGAATCCTATTCTGTGGCTGATTTTACTTTTCATCTTTTTTGCTTTTTAAATCGTCAATATCCCCACTATTGTGGAAGTTTTTTATTTTATCCAAAAGTCCGCTCGGCGGAAATCTTCCCCCTGTAACAACCGACATGTTTGTAAGTGCAGTAGCACCAGGATAGAGAATAACCATGAGCTGAACCAACACACTGAAATAACTCTTGAAAAACTCTATCGGCTCCAAAACCTTATTGATAACAGATAAAATGATAAATCCCATTGAAATAATAGATAATTTAGTAATCAATTCTTTGAGATTCCCTTTGAATGTGAAATCTTTAAGAATTATCAAGTGAACATAACTGTCTAAAATATGGTCTATCGCTAAAACCACGCACAAGCAGAACAAGAAAAATTCACTTTCTACATACCATCCACTGATTCGCTCCGTGAGAGTCAGCGCTGCCGCTGGCGCTAGTGACAACTGTGCTGATGCCAACAACTTCTGCGAAAAACTCCCTTTGTATAACAACACCAGGTTGTCCACAATAAATTCTTTTATATTCATATTTAAAATTCTTTTATGCTTTTTTTACAGTGATTTCTATCTATCGTATCAAGAATGAATACCAGCACTTTACCAGCAAATGAAAGTGTGTTATCCCTTTGGTTTTTGCCCAAAACCGAGCTGATAGTTTCCTCCATGTTTCCAAATTTATAGCCCTCTTTTTTCTTTAAAGTCAAGTTAAAAAGAGTTCGGAATTCAGAGTTTCCGAAGCGGTCTAAATTGACCGCCGAACTCTTGAAATAACCTAAATCCTTGAACTTTATCGCCACAGCCAAGAAATTCAGTAACGACAAAGGAAGAAACAGCGCCCACGCTATAAGGAACAGAAACAGCCCACCTATAAACTTGCCTATGCCTTTCATAACTTATCTAATTCCTCGTTTTTTGTTCTCACAAAGTCAGCCAAATATCCCTGAATTAACTGCAATAGCGTAGCCTTGTTGTTTTTCATCAACCACAGCATATACTTATAACTGCTGACTTTTATTGGCTGTGTTTCTGCCGTAGCATTGCCTTCTTCATCTTTCACAGGAACATTGATTAGCTCGTTCTTTGTCCCTCGCAGATAACTCCAAGTGTCCTTGTAAACCACCCATTCAGGCGCAGGCAGTTGGATATTGATTTCCTCGCCTGTATCCTTATCCTTTAAAACCTGCTTATATCCGAACATTACAAACTCGTTTTCGCTCTTGGCGTCCAAGTTAGTCACACGGATAAATCGGTTAAATTGTGGAAGTTTCGGATGTGCTTCCATTGGCAACTCCGCAAGATAAAGCGGTGTTTTCTCTACTTCCTCTAAAATCCCCTGCACCTGCTTCGGTATAATCAAATTTTCGTTCATATTATATTGTTTTATTGAATGTTATAGCTTATATCCTTTATCACAAAATCAGCAATGGAAAGGCTTGAGAACAGCGTAACAAAGTGGATGTATTTGTCTGTGCTTTGCGCTGTGAATGTAGTCATCTGCATCCCCCCTGTGTTTTTCATTAGGGCAAAAAGCGTTATCAAACCTCCCTCTTTTATTAGGTAAATATCAGCAAAGCCATCTGTTTCGTTAATTACGGTTTGAGATGAAATCCGACTATTTAGAGAAACAGCTTCTCTTGACCACGCATCTTTTATTACCAAATCATTCGCTAAATCAGACTTTGGTGATGCATCAAGCGAGTCAGCAAAATGAATCGCTCCAAAAGTTCTATCTATACGGAACAGAGAAGGGCTATTATATGTTCTAAACTTAAAAATCCAATTTCTGTCCGTAGGAAGTTCTTTGTTTATCCCTACTGAATAAAGCGCTTCGCCCTCGCGTGTAGACATATAAACATTATTCCTAAATTCAGCTGGAAAAGCATTAGACCTCGCACCTACAATCATTCCATCGCTCAAAGTAAAAGGCATAGGCAGTTGGTAATTCTTGGTTATCAGCGCCTGTGGAAATCTGCTTCTATCCAGTGTTCTTATAACCATTTCAGAGGCAAGAACAGGCGTAAATCCTATATCTTCCAGCTGTTTTATTTTCTCTATGGTATTCTTTATATCTTGTGAATATTGATTATTCGCTGGTGCTGTAACATTGATACTGGATAAAGTATTCTTCACAGTCACATTGATAGTCGCAGGAACATTGAATGTAGTAGAGACTTTGGCTGTATCTGAAAACCCTATCTGCTTTGTTGTAGGATTGTACATTAGGTAGCCATTAAAAGCCTTGTCGCTTACCTTGTTTTCCAAGTCGTAAGCCCTACTAAATAGTTTGTTCAGCAGGAAATTCTCCACCTTACCATCAGCATCCTGAATAAGGAATCTGTCAAAACTATTGTCAGCCGACTTGTCAGAAAGTCCCTTGATAGAGTAATAAAACCCTACCGTATCGATGAACCAATTTGCTCCAAGGGTAAGCCCAGCGCCATTCGTTGAAGTAAGGTGACTACTTGCCACATTACTACTTGCTACACTACTGCTCGCTCCTCCGCTGGATGTAGGAATAAATGGTTTTATTGCTTCGTAAAACTTGTCAGCTTCAATATTAGAAGCATCTACACTTGCTCTGTGTTGAATTAGACTCTGCATATTACCAATTGCTCCGCCATCCGCCTTTCTATCTAATTCAGTAAAAGTCTTCTCAAAACACTTTCGGAGGTTTGCTTCTGTAATTGCTCCGTTATTATTATCGGGAAGAAGTTGGTTGATTTCTTCTAATGTTGTTATGTTGCTCATAGTCCTTTATATTCTAAATCCTTTACTAAATCCTCTGGAGAATCCTCCTACTTGTTTTTTTTCCTCCTTTTCTCCTATCTCTCCTATTTCAGCGATGCTTCCTGCATATTCATACAGCCCTGTATTGGCTGAAAAAGTGAAATTAACCATGTTGTCCTCTTCGAATTTCTTCCCAGAAGTGGCATCTCCACTGGTAAGGTATGCAGCGTTCCTAAGATTCCCCAGAACCCAAACTCTGCCGTTACTATCCGAGACAAAAAACACCAGCCCAGAATTTCCCGTCTGGGAAAGAAAACCAAGGTTTCTAGGCGTCATTCCTGTCAGCTGAAACGAAAGCTCGCTCATCTGCTTCCATCTCTTTGCATTGCCAGTGACCTTCTCCGATAGAGAACCTTGGTCTAGATAAACATCCACAGCCTTTAGGCGTTTCCCGTGTTTGAGTAAAATATTTCCTTTAGAAATTCTCCTGCTGTCTTCGTAGCCCTCCGCTTCGGGAAGAACCATTTTCGCAAAGTCCGAAACAGAAGCGTAGTAGAGCCTCACCAAAATACCTCCAAACACTTCTGTGCTTGGGCAATAATGCAAATCTTCTGTATGTATTTCCGTAATCACAAAAACAAAAATAGCACCCCGCAGGGTGCTAAAAAAAGACAAGATATTACAAGAAAAGACCTCCTTTTTTTGCGATGATAGGGACTTTTAGCTGAGAGTCCTCGGCATTCCAGCAAGGGAAATTGTCCTTGTTCTTGCTCAGATAGTCCCAAATTTGCGTAAGATACCTTTCGCTTCCCCTCAGATGGCGTTCCTGACATCTTATTTTTTCTTCATCTGTAAGCACTACAGACTTCTGCCACGGCAATTCCTCATACTGTGCCACGATTCCTGTACTGATAAACAGAAACCCCTGCTCTGCTGTGGCATCTGCTATTGATTTATCAATACAGTATTTTTTTATTAAATTTTTCAGCACATCATCGCCCAGAAGAACATCTGCTTCACAAGGTTTCATTTTGGAAAGGAACTCATCCAAAGCTCCACGCATCAGGTCTGAAAGCCTCAAATAAACCTCTGGAGAGGTTTCTCCGAAATAATATCCCGTTTCAGAAAATGGCAGAAGCGAGAAACTTCTCTTGAAAAAAGGCAGTTCCTGTTTTTCCGCCAAAAGATTCAAGGCTTTTGCCAAATAAAAATCTGCCTTTCTGATCCAACTCAAAGCCAAGTCACGAACATCCCACCAGCTGGCATTCTTGGTCGTTCCCTGCTCATATTGGTTGATTCCATAGTTACTCAGATGAACCTTTATCCTCGGAAGCGACAAAACAAAGCTGTAATGAAGCCCCGCCGTTACCAAATTATTATAAGCCGTAGGATTGGAGGTTTCCAGCTCTTGGAATACTTCTTTGTCTACCAAGGAGAAAATCTTTCTCTCAAATCCATACTGCTGGTCTATCAATTCAAAATCAAAATTCTTGGGAAAGCTCACCAACTCTCTGGCTTTCTGCTCTGTTATTTTTTCCATTGTTACTATATTTTCCGCACTGATTACGAAACTTTTACTTTTGGTAATTTAATTCTTGACTGCTACTTGTCCATTTGGATTTTTGTCCAAGGTTGTCAGATTGATATTCGGGAATTTTGCCACGAGGTCTTTATTCCAGTTATTCCATTTCTGAATCAATCTGAAAACCCAAAGTGTTCGGGCGTGTTTCCTCGGAAGCCTCGCACAAAGTATCGTCCATGCCTCCCGTTTATCAGATCCAGAACCGCTCAAGTTTTTTCCACCAGGAACGCCCGCTCCCAGCAAGGCTGGATCTACCCCCATAGAGAACAAAATCTCCGAGTTCCCAGCGCTGGCATCGGGCAGGAAATCACCGCCAGCCTGTGTCTGCTTGATTTCCTCAATCTGAATTCCCTTTATCAGCTCTCCTGAGTTTTTGTCCCTAAAAAATGGAGAAATCAAACTTTTTCCGCTTCCTTTATTCCCCGTCATCTCTTTGTCTATGCTGTTTACCAGCTCTTCTCTGTATCTATTTTTCAGCTCACTGTCGAACTTCGCCCACTCATCCTTTCCGTATCTGTGAATGAAGAAATCATCAGCGATATGAATCATATATTTAAAATTAAACTGCTGCTCAAACATTCGTTTTTTCAGCTCTGGAACGGACAATACTACATCCATCCAGCCGTTTTTGAACGAAGAATGCCAGCCGACCGATGGATAAACTTTCTCTATCATCAAGGTATTGACAATAGGAACAATGAACTTGCTGATTTTCTTCGCCTTGCAGTAGTCTTTGATTTCCTGCATGGACAAATTCTGCCCGAAGCATCGCACCTTTATGGTATCTTTTTCGTTAAAATCCGTTTCGCCCCAAGCAGAATTGATGTAAACATTTTCTATCATTCCATTTTTTGGCTTTTCAAACCTACAGAACCCCGCCTGCTGTCTCGATACGGAAATAATTTCTTCGCCGTTCGGACTGAGCAGAAATTCTGGGAAAGCAATGCCGAAGCACTCAAAATCTGCCACCAAATCGCTCAATACCAATTCAAACTGCGTTCTATCAAAAAAATCATAGATATTCGGCTCACTGCTTGGGATTTTTTCCCTAAACTCTGCATCGCCCTCGGTTTCCACTAATTCAAAAACCTTCAGCCCCAGCCCATAATGAGCCGAAGTAAGCACCTCCAATCCGCCCAAAGCAGCGCCCACCATCGCCACTTTTTCCATCAGGCGTTTAGGATATTGGTTATCATCGCCCCAGTTGCACCAGTTATTGGAATCCGTAGCCGATGCGTTTATTTTCGCAACGCTGTGAGGCTCTGCGCTGGCGCCTTTGGCAGCACCACTGAAACTCACCACAGAATTACCCCCTACTATATAGGTGTCATTGTCTATTTTCTGCATTTTTATTTATTTTTTTATTAAAAAACCACCTTTTTGCCGTTAAATTCCTCGATGAAAATAATATGTATTTTCTTTATTTCGCCGTTTTTTAGTTTGATATTCCTGGTGCGATTTTCCCAATGGTTAGGATTTTTAAAGGGCGTTTCATCCGCCAGCCTTACCGCCCCTTTTTTCGCAGGAGGACGAAGCAGAACCGCCTCCTCGTAACTTATCAATTTTCCCCCCGTTTTATTTTGCAGGTTAAAACTCCTAATTTTTAGAGAAAAAGGAACAGGATTTTTGCGGGCATCTACTTTTTTCATTTCCGTGAGAACATCAGATAAAAACAGCGTTTTTTCCATAGCACAAATATCAAACAACACACTGAAAACATAAAAGACACACCAAAAAACACCAAAAAACAAGGCTCTTTCTCAAAATTTTGAAACTAATCATTTGTTTATCAATTCCTTAACCTATGATTTTTTTGTTTTTTTCTCAAAGTGTGCGAATTAACCCACGAGCCGCCTTAGTTTTTTCTACAATTGCAGTTTTATTTTTTACCGAAATATGAAAGGGACTTCCCCGAAATGCTGGAAAGCCAAAAACAAAAAAATCCCCTCGAAATGAGGAGACTCTGTAGGTTCTAAATGTTGGTAATAATAAAGGAATCGGAGTAGTCGTAATCCAAAAGATAACTGAACTGCCAAAACAAACAGTAATCCAGCGTATCCGAAAAGTGAGTGGCGTGTTCCTGTGGAATTGTACTGCTTCGCTCGGAGGATTTGTCTTTCTTAAAGGCATCATCACTTGTCAGCGGTGCATTCTCCATTGATATAATCAAATTAGGACACTGGTTTTCATTTATCCTAACAATAGGAAGCCGAGGATTCTGCTCGGAAAGAATTTCGTTAATCAATCTGAATTTCTGTATATGCTCGGGATTATTCGTGTTCGGTGTCTGGTTAATCACTATCCAGCCAGCCGAACGGAGCGCATTCTCTACATCTTCTGCCAATGTAGTCTTGGAATTCGCCTCGGACTTGTAACCAGAGCGGTCGTGATACAGATGCACTACATTACAGCTGGATTGGTGGTGTTTATAGTAGTCGATGAACTGCTTAACCATATCGGAAAGTTTATCAGGGTTCTTCACAAAGAACTCCTTGATAAACCTTATTTCTCCTTGGCTTTCTAAATGCTGCGACACTGTCCCACAGTTAATTCTTCCCCCGAAATCCAAATTGAATTGAAGCGGAACACCACGCACCAGGTCAGTATCATACTTACTGCTCGGCACATAGTTTTCTGTCAAATCCCCCAAAGCATCAATATCATATTTATACTTATAATAATTCTTCTTGCTCAGCTGTGCATAGAAGCCGTCCGTAATCTTCCCAGGGCGGATGTTCAGTATCTCAGCTTCAAACATAGTCTTTGAGAGTGCCTCTCTTCTCATCTTCTCTATCCAGCCAGGCTTTAGGTTGTGGATATTTACTTTCGAAGATGCTTTGATAAAGGTATACTCTTTTGGGTTTTCCATTGCCATTTTCTCCCTATTAGTGAACCATTCCCCCTTCTTGGTCATCGCCACAGAAGAAACGAATATCTCGGCATGAAGCATAGATTTGCCTTTGAATATTTCCTTTTTGGCTCTATTCGTTGTCAAAACATTGTTGAATAATCGGTCGTAGGTAAGCAATACAGCCTCGTCGCCCATTACCCAATAAGAATTCAACCCCCTTCCTGAATTGGGATTGTCCAGCGAAACCATCACCGCAATGGCGCCATTTCTGAAATGAATTACATTATTCCAGCTGTCGGGCGCTTGGAATGGTCGCTCGAAACCCATAGATACACCGCTCTTTCCCACTACATAGTCATAACCTTCATACAGCCCAAACATCTCCAGCCCCTCCTTGGTAGATGGCAGGGTTCTGGACTTTATCTGCACAAAAGTCTCCCCCACAATCACACCAGTAGAGCGTGGCATCTGCCTCACGGCTTCCTTTAAAAACCACCCCAATACAGTAGACTTGCCCGACCCCCTCGCTGCTTCTATTGTGATATAAGGAATTTTATAGCGATGGTTTGCCAACACTGCTGCCATCTGCATGGGATTGAGCAGAATCTCTTTCTGTGGTTTTATCAAATTGCTAATCTCTCTATTCATCATCATCTTCGTTTTCTTCTACTTCCCTAAATTCTGCATCCTCGATTTCTAAATTATTAAAATCTACCACACCATACGCAAACTCCTTATCCATCATCTTATAAATTCTTCTCGGCATTTTGATGTTATACTCATGCGCCTGTATCTTGTTAGGGTCTATCTGGTTTTCGTTTTCATCAAAATTAAATAGTTCCCTGTATTCTTTCAACGCCTTAACTGCAAGGTCTCCATTACCAGCCTTTACAGCCTTCTGGTATTCATTCCAGAAAGCCTCTTTCAGCACCTGCCGTTCCGCCGCCAATGTAGTAGCATCCAGCTCGCCAAAAATCTGCATGGACATATTATACTCACGATACGCCGAAGCCTGAGAAATCCCGTGGTCTCTCATCAGTATCTGAATTACTTGATAGGTAGAGTATTTGTTATTCAATCTCAATGACCATGCGTGGCTCATCCTCTTCTTTTTCTCTGCCTCACGCTCAGTCAGTTCCACTGCACTCTCATCCAGGTAACTCGCCTTTATACGCTGAAAACTGCTGTCTTTCTTGAATTTTGACAATTCCATGCCTCAAATATAAGAATCCCCCAATTCACAGCAAAACACAAAAAAAGCCCTGCAAATGCAGGGCAACAATAGATAAAGTAAATGTGTTAAATTGATACTTATAGTTCTATTGATAAAAGTTCTCTTCCTAAAGCGTGTAAGCCTTCTTCAATTTTTTTGCGCTGTGCTTCACGAGGTTTTTTTAAACCAGTAGCATAATGATGAATTAACTTCTGATTGATACCTGTAATCTTTTCAAATGCAGGATTTCCCAAGATACCTTTATAATATTGCAAAAGACTCTCCGTATCAAATTTATACTTTATTTCGTATTCTTTATAAGGAAAGTTGCCAATCTCTTTCATCGTTTCTATTCCATCAAGAATACTTTGTTTTACTTCTTTTACATCATCTCCTGCTCCATAGATTCCTGGTACATTTTCAGCATAAGCCCCGAATGTTCCATCGTTTGCTCTTTCTATTATTACATTTATTGTCTTCATATTTTTATTTTTTTAATATGGGACTTTTTACAGTCCCATTTGTTTTCTTAATGCTTTTTCTAATCCGCTGGACAATTCTTTCGCTCCGTGATTGGGAATGGCTACTTCTATTTTGCCGTTTGTCCAAATTTCGTGGCTTCCCTTTCCCTGCCTTAAGAACCGCCAACCTTTTTTTCTAATTTCTCTAAAAAATGCGCTGTACTTCATAGAACTATCGTTTATCAATTTAACACTACAAAGATATACATTTATATACTATTATGCAAATATTTTATGAACTTTTTTTCACTTTTTTTTAAAAAAAAATCAGAGGTTTATTCCTCTGACTTTTTATTAAATCGCTCTATTTCAGCATCCGTGAGTTGCTCGCCGTTTCTCCATACTTCATAAGCCAATCCATTTTCTTTCATATAGGACACCCACCGTCTTACAATAACATCCGAAAACCTCGTGTCCAGCTCAAAGCCTCTGCACGCTCTCCAATTCTGCTCACAAGCTATCAAGGTAGAGCCAGAACCTAAGAAGCCATCACCTACAATTTCCCCTTGTCTGCTGGAATTCTTTATCAAATACCCCATTAAATCCAAAGGTTTCATCGTAGGATGGTCTGCGTTTCGCTGTGGTTTGTCAAACCTTAAAATCGAACTTTGCTTTCGGTCCGTATACCAAGGATGAGCTCCTTCTGCATTCCAGCCATACACCAGGGAACGGTGTGTTTCTATCTCTGTCGACTGTGTTTCTTCGCAGAAAATAACAGGTTCATGCTGCATATGATAGTCCAGCCTTCCTAATACAAATGAATTCTTTACCCAGACCAAAGTAGAGGAAATCTTATATCCTGCATCCAGCATAGATTGTCTGAAATTGATAGCCTCCGAATCCGAATAAAACACATACGCAGGCGCACCAGCATGAGAAAAAACATAACTATTCACAAAGAAATCATACAAGAATCGATAAAAATTATCATTGCTCATTTTATCATTCTTGATTTTTAGTTTGTCTTTCGTTCCTCCTTGATAGTCTACATTATACGGCGGGTCGGTAAGTAATAGATTTAGTTTGTCATCGCCAAGTAACCTCGCCCAATTCTCTGAATCGGTAGAACTACCGCACAAAAACCTATGCTTTATGTTTTTATCTTTAGAAACTAATTCGAATAAATCCCCCTCTACACTTTGCGTTTTTTCAGGAAGTGAAGCATCAAAATCGCCCTCTTCTTCAGGCGGAAGCACAGCGTTCTGCTTTAAAAATTCATCAAAGTCGCCCATGTCCATTCCGATACCTTCAAGGTCTAGATCTTGGAAAAATTCCTCTATTTTTTCCCAATCAAATTCACCATTATGGATATTACTTCGGAGCATGTATTCTTTGAATTCCTCCTCGGTAAGTTTTCGGTTTGGAATTCTTACATCGATATTGTCCTCACCACGCCCCAGCACAAACAACGCAGCTACTCTCTGGTGTCCTGCTATTAGTGTATTGTCCAGGTCAATGACTGGGATTTCTACCAAATTGAATTTCTCCAAGCTCTCTCGGAGTTTTTTCATATCGGCATCATTGATTTGTCTTGGATTAAAATCACAAGGCACTAACTCTTTTACTTTCCTCTGAATCGTATACCATTCCAAAGGAGCTTGTATTTTATTTTCCATTATTCAAAAATTTTTCGCATTCCATAAGTTCATTTTCTTTTTCTTGGAGCTGTTCCCTTTTGAGATTCAGCGTGTGCAGTCGGCTCTTATACTCTGGGTCTTCGGGAGCAGGCAGTGAGTTTTCCATTTTCTTAATGGTCTGTTTCCTCCTTGTAATCAGCGCCCTGAGATTATCCCGATATTTATAAATTTCCAACTCACTCATACCCTCGAAATCAGTTTCAGTCTCCAAAGGCATTATTCTCTTATACTCTCTGTAATGTTTCAGCACCTTTTGGCACTGGTCAAATTCTCTAAAACATACCCAAATTTTCCACTGAAGCTCAAAGGCTTCGTCTTCGTCTTTAGGGTCAAGTTCTCCGAGCTGAATTTTAAGGGAGCAAGCCTCCATCCACAGCCCCCAGCGTCTGCGGAAAACCTTATGAAGCTCTACGGGATAATCTGCAATAAAATCATTGAAAACCTTTCTCGGTGCTTCTGTTTTCGGAATTCCACTCTCTTGGTCTGCTGGTTTATCGGTTGGGATTTCAGCTGAAACTTTCGCTTCTGCAGGCTTATTCAATCGAGAAAATTCATATTTCAGTTTTGCAAAATTCTGCAGGGAAAACCTCCTGCAGGCTTCCGTTATCCGCTGGTTTCCTCCGTATGAAATATACTTTTCTAAAAGTTCCTGGTGTTCTTTTGCATTCATAATGATAAAAAACAGAAAGCACTAGGCTTCCTGTTTCTTTTGTGATTTTGATTTATCTTCTGCTGTCTCCGTTCTCGTAAGGAGAATTTGCTCCAAAGCCTCTTGGATAATGGCAACATCTTCTGCCATATCCTGCCTTTCTTTGAGAGCTAAAAGGCTTTTAAGTTTCGTTTCCGACAATTTGGAAAGACCCTCTACAGCCTCTGGCACCAGCGAAAGCCACTGGGAGCCTCTTTGGAAAAAATCAAAAGCATCATCTGGAACTTCTTCCACTACAAAATCACCACGAGAACTGATAATCCTTGTTCCAATCGGAACATTCAGTTTGAAATACTTTTTATCCATCTTTTCCAATTTTCTACGCTGCAGGTTCTAATGTGATTTCCCCTTCATATACACAAGTCTTCGCATTCGCTACCAACTTCACTGTTACTCCAGAGTTATCATCTATCTTCTTACCTGTAGTTCCCTCGGCAGAATCTATTCTTGCTCCAAGGTCTTTGTTTCCAATCACAAAGAGTTTCCCGTTGGCATCTTTTACCGCAAAAACACACGGAGCATTCTTATAGGCATCTATCCAGCCCAGCACTTCCGTTCTGAGACCAGGAATAAGAAATTCCAATTCTGTTTTTGTCTTCTTGTTGCCCACATTCCCTGTAAGGGTCGGTTTCAACTCTCCTTCATCCATCTGAATATCGATGGATTTCCACGCTTTGCCACTATTAAGAACAATACCTCCTGCTGCAATGGTTACCCTGCTGGCATAGGTAGTAGAAGCCGTAGGCTTTGCCATACTTTTAATGAAATCTACGGGAACATAATACAACTTCGTTGCAATTCCAGAATTGATTTCATCATTTGGACAATGCTCCAAGTTCTCGTGCGGAATGCTATCAAAACAACTTGCCATAATTTTATTTATTTTTTTGGTTAAACTTTTTCTATCAATCCAGACCCGCCAACAACCAGCTGAAGCAGTATGTCTTTGTCTTGGGATATTTCCTGCTGAGTTTTCACGAAACCATCGATTCTGATTTTGCTCGGAGCGTCATCAGTGAATCTGTATTTTTCTCCATTGAACTCAAAAGAAACAGCTTCTACTTTCGGTTCTGCTGGTTTAGATTCTTTCTTTGTAAGAGATTTTTCTCTCTTATCCAGTTCAGCTTCTCTTTTTGCGATGTCTTTCTCACGCTTGTCCAATTCAGCTTCTTTTTCTTTCAGCTGGTCCGCAAAAACATTCAGTTCGTTTTCCCTGGTATCAAGCTGAGTTTCCTTTGCTACATTTTCTGTAGTTTCTTCTGTATTATCTGTAGTTTCTTCGATGTTTTCAGAAACTTTTTCGTCTTCTTTTGCCATAATATTATTTTTTTAGAAAAACCTGTAAGCACCCTAAAGTGCCTACAGGTATAGGATTACACACTTAGTTTTTCACTTGCATAGAACAATTCGTTCTGATCCGCATTGTTCAATCCTCGTTTCTTCGTTCCGTCTGATGTATGCATGAATACCAATTGGTTTACAGCATAATCATATCCAAGAGAGAACTCTCCAAGAATATCCAATATTCTTCCGTTCTCTTGAACCGAAGTAATAGTCGCTGGATTGTCAATTTCATCAATAAGCCTTAATAGGTTATTGTCCACCGTAGACACGATAGTTCCTTTGGTAAGGTTCGGTATTCCCACGATTTGTCTCTTGCCAAGTCTTGTTCTCATGGCATCATCCTGGAACTTGTTTTGTCCGAACTTATCTTCGTATGCAATCTGATAGTCTTCCGCATCAGTCTGGCTCATGAAGATAGTTTTCACTTTGTTTTTATAAAGTGATGGAATCTGTCTTTCATATTCCGTTACAACTTCCAAAACATTGGTTTTAGTTATCGCATCACCAGGAATCAAGAATGCTGGATTTGTAGTATCCGCTGCTATTTTCTTGTGAACCTCGTTCAAACCGTCCATTGATGAACCGAATGTAGGAGATGCCTGCCCTTTCTGTGAAGCATCAAACTTACCAGTGATAGATAGAATATTAACATCATCAATCACTTTTTCTTTTAAAATCTGCATAGCAAGAACAGAGATGCTCTTCTGCTGCAGTCCTTTGCTTTCTTCGTATTTTTCTTCAAAAATACTTCCCAAAATTTCCGCTGGATCTATTTGGAAATCCACTTTTTGATGGAAATTCTTCAAATCTTTGTATAAGAATGTAATATCTCCATACGGAGTCACTTTCTTGGAATCAAAAATCTGAACTGCATGGCTCATCAATGCCTGAACCGATGGATAGTGTCCCTTTACCTTGGTTACGGTTCTTGCAAACTGGTTGATGTAAACCTCGCTTGACAAAACCATACCGCTGAATAAAGTAGGATTTACAGATAAATAACGAATAAGCTCGTTTTTAATCTGATCTGTTTTTAAACTCATATTCTTATATTTTAATTTATTCTACTTTTTTACTCTCTGGAGCAACTTGTTGTGCTCATCTTCTGGATTCATAAATCCTCCAATCAAACCATTTTCAGAATTCTCTGTTCCATCATTCTCTACCACAGAATGTCTGTTTTTAGAGCCTCCGAATTCCTTGCATTTTTCCCCAAGTAAAGCGATGTTTTCCACCACGCTTTCTTTAGCCTCTTCTTTTAACCCTGCAGTTTCTAGTGCGGCTTCTACCGCCTGTGCCGTTTCTTCCGAATTTTTTTTTACGACCTCTAAATTCGTTACAGCATCGGAAAGACTCTGCTTGGTTTTTTCCAGTTCTTCCGCCATTCCTTCTGATTCCAGACCAGCCAAGGCGTTTTCTATTTTCTCCAATTCCTCTTCCGATAGCTTCGCAAAAGGCTTCTGCGTTCCGAACACTCCTGCATGGAATGTTAGTTGCGCTAGTCCCAGTAGGGCTGTGATTCTTGTAAATTTCATTTTTATTTAATTTATTGATTAAAATTTGCTCAATGCATCTGCTAAAGAACCGAGTTCATCTATAAGACCGATTTCCAAAGCCTCTTTCGGAGTGTAGGTTTTCCCTTTGAAAATATGCCCGTCATCTTTCAGCTTCTCCCCAAAATTTTCTTTCATTCTGGAAATAAAATCATCTGCTAAAACTTTCAGCTGTTCAGTGTAGAGTTTTTCGTTTCCTTTCATCAGTTCACGATACTCCTTGTTCTTCTCTGTAGACTGTGGAGCATAGATTTCATAGATTTTTGCTCCCCATTTTTCGAACATTGCCGAAAAATCTTGATAAGAGAGCATCGTTCCGATAGAACCAATTTTATCAGCAAAAGGAGATGCCATATGATAATCACACCCAGAAGCAATGTCCAGCGCAGCCGAACACTGATAACCGCTGGTATATGATATAGTAGGAGTTTCTAAATTCTTGATGATATGGGTAAGCTCTGCGGTTCCAGAAACCATACCGCCTCCAGAATCTATATTGAGAATAATTCCCGAAACACTCGGGCTTCTATCCAATTCTTTCAAGAGCTCCCCAAGGAACTGGGTGCCGTAAGAGAAGTAAGTAGAATATTTAGTGATTGCTCCCACAATATCCACTATTACAGGAAACTTCATGTTTTCTTTCCCTTCTCCCTGTTTGTTGATTTTGGATAAATACTGCATTTCTCTCTCCTTTACACTCTGTATAGGAGAGGATTTCATCAACATAAATTCCGCTGCCAATGATGGAACAAGGCTCATCAAATAGCCTTTGTCTATTGCCAGCGGAGTATTTAATAAAGTATTACCATTAAACATTCTTAGATTTTATTTTTCAAAAATCCAAAATGTTCTTTGCGTAAAAAAAGACAGAAAAATTATAAGCTCTGGGCTTTGGGCTCTATAATGGTAGCGCCAGAAATTTGGATCTGCATCCTATCACTTCCAGAATTATCATCCTTGCGCCCATCATGAACTTCTACCATGAACGGCTCTTGTTCATTACCCAATATCATGGAATCTACATTGGTCACCAGGCGGATGGCAAAACCCTTTTTGTTCAAAAGAACAGAATAAGCGCTGATGTTCATTGGGTTGAGACCATAGAGATTAAATGATAAATCAACTTCGAAAAAAGCGTTTCCGTTTTTGAATTTTCTTTTGATAGACCTGTCAAAGTCCTCGGGAACAATGTTTTTAAAGATTATTTTCGGTTCAGCAGAAACACTCTTGCCTGTGCTGTTCGCTGTGAATGAATATTCTTTGGCGTTGAAAATTTCGATTTGTCGAATTTCACGAAAGAATTTTTCTGGAATATTGCTGATTTCCACCATATTTTAAAGTTTTTTTACGAAAATATTTTATTTGGCTGGTTTTCTAATCGTTGGGCGATTTTATCCTTTTTCCTGTTAAAATCCCTAATGATAGTTTGATAATAGGATTTTTCTTCCTCATGGATCCCGTAGAAATTCAGCAGGTTTTCTATGGAGGTTTTATACTCTATATCATAGTAGAGCTTATTGAGAACTGCTGTTTCATACAGATGCTCCCGAAACAAACTTTCCACCGCACGCCGAAGCAGCTGCTCATGCGTAGGAAGAATGCAGATGCCGTGCTTGTCTGAATAAGACAATTTGAAGGAAATTTTATATTCCTCCTCAAAGACTTCATTTTTTGCACGATCATCCCAGTTCGAATTTTTCTTACTCAAAAGAGAACTGATAAGAATTCCAAACCAATTATCTCGGCTTGGCTGATATTCTGCACCAAATTTCTGAGTCAAAAACTGCTTGATCGGCTTACTCACTGGCAAAAATATACTTACTAGCATCCTTATTTTTTCAGCAAGTATATGATTTTTCCACCATATTATAAAGGCTCTGCTTTTTTTAGTTTCTGAAACTTTTATTCTGAAATTCTCTAAAAAGTAGGAAAAAAGTTGTAAGAATTGTAAGGATTTTGTAAGTGCTTATTTTTCAAATATTTATACCTTACTTTGAGTTGTAAGAATCCCATACAACAGCCAAATTCATTTTGTAAGGCAGTTTTTCCCTTACAATTTTTTTGTAAGGATTATCCATTCCTTACAAAATAAAAATAAAAGTTGTAAGGCGGTAAAACCCGACAAACAGACCGCTCGGATAATTCCTTACAATCCTTACAACTTTTTTACAACTTTTTGGGGGTGGCAGGGGGTTGTGAAAATCGCCGCCTTGTAGGTATGCGAAAACTGATGTATATCAAAAAGAAAAATCCGCCCAAATCTGAGCGGATTACAATGAAAAAAGCTAAATAATACCTGACTGTTTAGAAGTCGGTTTTTTGTGGTGCAGGAGGCGTTACAGGAGCAGGAGCCGTCGGTTTATTCTCTGCCAGCTTAATCACTTCGAAATTGAATGCAGAGAGATTCTGAGCGTGTCCCTTTGTTCCATCCTCTTTGTCGTAGAATCTTCCTTCTATGGTAAAAAAGACCTTCACTCTACTTCCGTTAGGAATCGCCGCCAACTTGTCAATATTGGCATTCTTAACCTGCATTTTGAGAAAGTTCTCTCGATTAGTCTGATTGTAATTGTCGAAGTAAGAGGCGTCCAATAAGAACTCTTGAACACGGAATGTTTCTGTTTTCTGCTCCGCAGCCTCTCTGCTGTAGATGTTTCCAATGATATCCATATGATTAAAATTTAAATATTTTTCTATAAAAAACCACCCAGCATTGCTTTTTGTTTTATTTCCAGTTTTCGGGCAACTGGGTGGTATGGTTGTTTAATAAATCCATTTCCCGAAGTAAAATGCCAGGATACTCCCAGTCATCGCTCCAAGGGAATAAATAATTCTATCCCACTCGCTCCCGAAAGCTACTTTCTTCACATTGTGTGACCACACAAAACTGATAAGAAAACCACATGCAAGGATTCCAAATAAAAACTCTCTCGTGATGAAATAAGTGTTCAGCACAACTAGGAACACCTGGGTAAATCCTGTTGTAAATAATTTTATTCTATCCATTTTTTTATTTTTTCTCTTTAATTTTTATCACTTCTCTTATTACTTTATCATCGATAAACACATAATTGTGCGTGTTTGGAACCAAGAGTTCCAGCCTTTCCTCGTTCTGGGTTTCCCATTGGTCTAAATCATTGTAATTGCTTGGCACTTCCTTGAAAATCTCGAAAGCCTTCTCCCATTGTAGGGTTTCATCTTCGCAAATAAAACCCGTTTTTCTCCCGCAGCAATATGTGATAAGAACATACTTATAAGTCCTCCTGCTTCGCACCACTACAACATCCGTGTTGATGAATGTGCACTGGAAAGAAAGGTAGCCGAATTGCTCTTTCAGCTCTGCTCTATTCGTAGGGAACTCTGTTCTTATCATGGTTTAAAAAAATATATCGTCTTGCTCGTTATTTGTTTCCTCGGCGCTTTCTTCTGGAACTTGGATAAAGAAATGCTCCTCTGTTTTGCTGTCTGTCCATTTCATAATTCTTTGCCCTGCTTTATCAGTCAGCTGATCCTTTGGATTAAATATGTATCCTTTCAGTTCGCAGAACTGCTTTAGTTTATTCTTGAAAGAAGTCGCTGAAATCTGCTTCATGGAATTATTATAATTCTTCAAGTTTTCATACATCACTCTTCTACATACAGCTTGGTTAATGTTTTTATCTTTGAAATAATCTTCAGCCCATTCAAAGAATACAATTCCAATTTCAGCCAATAGGTTTCTCTTTCTGATGTTTCCTTCAGGTGCTCCTATCTTTTCATTTGTAGAAAGGTAGAACTGCAGGCACTGCATGGCAAAGTTTAAGAACAAATTCCACTGTTTTTCATCCCAATCAGTGAAAAATCTATTGTTAAAATCATGCATCGGATTTCGCTCTGTGAAGCCTTCTATTTCGCCGTGATACCAATTCCCGAACGACATGAATAAAATCCTACCTCTGGTGGAGCTGTCCAGCCCATAAGGTGCATAGTTTGTAGAAATACAGAACTTCGGAGATAGGTAGAACGGAATCAAATAAGCGTTCTGGTTCTTCGGGTTTACATTCAAGTCACCAGTAATGTCAGTGAATAATTGCTGAAACTGGAATCTCTTATCCGCATCATCGAACAGCACATAGTCGGTCTGTTCTGTTATCCCATCATACAAGAAGTCGCTATCCAGCAGTCCCTTTTTTCTCGCTCCTAAATACTTGGAATTCATGAACAATCTCAAAGCATGGCTGGAAAAAATAGACTTCCCTGTTCGTCCGTGGGACTCGTTATCATCTACCACTTCGTTGTCCATGATATAAAGACACCAAGCCTTAGCAGGGTCTTTGTATCGGTGGAGCATATATCCGAAAGAATACACCTTGTTGATAAAATGCAATTCTTGTTCGTAGATCTGATCCTCTGAAAGCGTTTCTTTATTGATAATAAATTTGTTTTCATCAAGATAGTTATCATATTCAGATGGCTTCAAATCCCTTAATTCTTCTTTCCAATGAACTCGGCAGGTGTTGATAAAGTAGTTCATGAAGTCGCAGTCACTTCTTACAATATCCAACTTCCAGTTATTATTCTCATCTTTTTTAATGTTGAAAAAAGGCTCTTCTATATTCAGTTTAGAAGTGTTCAGAGTTGTTCTGGTCTGGCGGAAAATGATTTCGTTCAAAATATCGTCCTCCATCACATAACGGCTGTAGCCTTTATCTATCCTCTCTATTTTATCCTTGCTAACTTCCCAAATGAACTTATCAAAGAAGAAAAACTGAGAAGTAGGAGTAAAGTCTGTAAAATCAAACTCCTTGCTCTCCAGGTTCTGAAGTTTTTTCTCCGAAACTGCCTCCGAACCTATTACCATGTTCAGCAGTTCATCGGGAAAAAGTCTAAGCCCTTTTTCTTTTTGTTTTTCGTCCAAAAACTTATTGAAAAAGTCTTTGATTTCCTGCGATGAAACCTCCCGAAGAATGTGCTTGTTCTGCTGAACAAAATAGTAACCATCCTTTCTGGTGGCATCTTTTATTCTGAAAAATCCGTTCAGCTTCAAAAAATTGAACGCATTTTTGTAATTCACACTATAGGTTGGTGCGTGGTCTATTTTTTTCCCCTCTTTATTCGTTCTCCATTTTTCAATCCAAAACTTAGCAGGTCTGGCAAGTTCCAGAAACCTCTTTACTTTTGCTCGAAGCTCTTTTTGTTCCTTGTCCTCAAATGCAGCTTCAGATTTCATGAAGTCGGTAAAATCTTTTTTCGGATTACCTCTAAAATCTTTGGATTTGGTAAGGCTTTCTGGGAGCCACGCAGTCTTGATGTCCATATGCTCCAAAGCCAGTTTCTTCCCAGCCTCAAAGCCTGTAGGGTCAAGGTCTGGAACATTGATAACCTCAAATGCATACTTGAAAAGCATCGCAATTTGTGCCTCGGTAATATCCGCCGTTTCGGAATTAAACCAAACCACAGTTTCGCCAGTAGAAGCCATATTTAGAGAATCCCTATCGCCAGAGCAGATGATGATTCGCTCTAATTTCTTCACTTTGGCTGGTGCAGATTCCTCCTCATCATCATAAGACTCCTCTACTTCCTGCTGGAGTTTATTGTAAATAGACTTTACATTCTCCAGCCCAAAAACATGCTGCGATGGCTTCTTGCCAAGGTAAGAAAATCGGTATTTCTTATCGGTAGATTTTGGTTTGTAGATTTTCAGCCAAACTCTTTCCTCTTCGGGTTCTTCTACTACTACATTTTTGTTTTCGCCCTCCAGGTGGATTTTTTTCTTTCCGCCTCCTGCTTTTACGATAAAGGCAAAAACAGGATAGGTTTCGGAACTCTCCACCGTGTAGACATTGCAGAGTTCTTTTTGGGCATTTTCTTCCTTTTTGAGCCAAGAATAAGACTTCAAGGAATAAAGCCCATACCTTCTGCATACCTCCTCCGTCATCAGCGGTCCAAGAACCTCCAGCTCGTAAGGTGTAAAATCTTTGGTTTCGTAGCAAAATCCCTCCTCATTCAGTGTTCCCTCGAACTCGGAAAACTTGCATACATTTATATTTTTAGGTTTAGTTTTATTTTCGTCCAAAATCCCCAATTCTCTACCCAGCTGCAAGAGAGCTTCAAAATAAGTAAGCCCCATTTCGTGGGCGTAGATGTGGATCCCGTTTCGGCTTTCGGCGTAGAAGCCTCCCGTGTCTCCCCAGTCTTTCACGAAATAAATTCCGTCCTTCTTGGAAAGATTAGCAGACTCTGTTCCCTCGTGCCGTATTTTAAAATGCTTGTTCTGCCGAACTTGAGGCAAAAACCTCTGTATCAAGTCCAGACCACCGTTAGTCGCCTGGAATATATCGTTTTGATTTATTGGGAAATTCATTTCTTATAGTTTAGATAAAAAACCAGCTGGCAGGCTCGCACCGAAACCAGCTGGGAAACTTAAATTTAAATACAATGAAAAAAATACTTGTTCATCTTTTATAAATTCTCTCCTGGTTTGAAAACATTAAATTCCTCTTTCAAGAAACCCAACTGAACCATCCTGTTACGATACCAAGTAGTATTGGCGTGCAGTTGTTCTTTTATAAGGATGTTCAGTTCCGTTTTGCAAACAAACTTTTTATATGTAAAAAGTCTCTTACAGAAAGCTCGATACTGAGCTGTTTTATATCGAGAATTTTGTTTTATTGGTTTCTCTAAAACAGCATCTGAAATAGGCGCTGTATTGTTTTTTTCTTTCTCCTTTAATACCCAGGTGTATTTATTTCTTTTTTCGTAAATCATTATCCAGTTACAATTTTTATTACAAACTCGCTATCCTTGGCTAATCTGTCTATTTTAGTTTTAAAACCAATACTAAAACCTTTTCCTTTTATGAAATCTATAACAGTGACTGGTGTGGATGTTTTTTTGAAACCCTCTACAAAAGCCCTTAGTTTGGGATTCTCAATTCTACTTTTCATTTGCGAATATTTGAGTTTGAACAACAAAAGAAAACTTTTCAAGGAGCAGGAAAACCGTAGGTTTCTCACTCAGTTCAGCCGAACCATATATGGTTTTTTCTGGTGTGGAAATTTTCACTCCCTTTTTTCTCAGCCTGTAGCAGGCATTATACTGTTGTCTTTTGGTGCTTGTCATGATTACCTTTGTTTTCACGAATTCTACATTCAGTAACATATGAGGATGCAGCCTGTATCAAAGTATCTACATGTTCCTCTGCCTCCATTGCACTTACAATAGCATCTGCGATAAATGGTCCTTCCGCATGAAGCATAACACCTTCTTCACAAGATTTTTCTCCATTTGTAAGGTAATAGAAACACAAGAACCCAAAGCCCTCTGGAGCCTGTGACAACAATTCTCTTAACTGCTCTTCAAATTCTAAATTTACCGCAAGCGGTTTATCTGTTTTTTTCATCTTATTTATTTTAAATTATAATTGAATTTTTAAGTTTAAAAGCCACTGCACCCCGTCTAGGCTGGTCTGTTGTCCAAAAATTTATGAAGAAAGAATTTGTGATAATATTTAGACCCTTCGTGGCTATGGTTGGAGTATATAAACTTAAGAGCTTTTTCGCCCTGGTTGTTTCTCTAGGATTTCATCATCAGAATAGCCATTTTGCTTGTAAAACTCTATACAATTCGGTAATAGCAAACTATTTGATTTTCTTCTTGCTTTTAAAATAACAGCCACTTGTGTCGCTTTCAAGTGTATTGCCATTCTGAGAGAAAAATCATTATCTGAGATTATTCTTTTAATTATTTTTTGTGATATCGTCATTTTGTTTTATATTTTGTATTGCAAATTGTATTACAAATTGTATTACAAATTGTATTACAAATTGTATTGCAAAGTAAAACAAAACTTTCCAAAATCGCAAATAAATCTTTCCAAAATCGCAAATAAAACATCTTTAATCGCAAAAGAAAATGATAATCAATTACTTAACTTTACTATTATGAATGTTGTACAAAATATCAAGGAAATTAGAACAGTTAAAGGCATAAATCAAGATGTTATTGCTGAAGCACTAAGTGTTGATATAGCTGTTATAAGTAAAATAGAAAACGGTAAAAGAGAACTGAAAGTCAATGAACTTTCCAAAATCGCAAATTGCCTTGGCGTTGATATATTGTATTTATTTACTTATCCCAAGGTTTTTGTGGACAAAGAATCTTTGCCACCTAATAACGATAAAATATCTGTGACTTTTGAGATTTCTCCCGACAAGAGAGAGCATTTATTAAAATTGATCACTGGGAAATAATATTTAGTAACAGACCCGAAACGGTCACTTATAGGCATCTTTTAAAGCATTTATGTTTTTAATTATCAGTTATTTACAATTAACAACAATAGCCCTGCTCCCGCTACTAAGAAATAGAAAGAAGATTTAATGATTTAAATCTTCTTTTTTGTTTTTGTCTATTTTCTTGATTAAAGCAAAGAAACAAGTATGAAAGCTTATAAACACGCTTTCAATTCCTGATATGCTTTTAGATATTTATTAAGTCTTTCCGTATCCTTTTCTGTAATATGGACCAAACGAGTAATATCCATATTATCCTTTAAATCATTAAGTTTTACTTTTATCGCCAATGGATTTTCTTTAATTCGGCTTATAAAAACATTGTAAGCTTCGTTTTCCTGCTTTGTTACGCATTTTAGTGCAGAAATGATTTTTTCCGAAAACCCCTCATTTTCTAGTTTTTCAAAAGTCCAGTCTGTATCTTCTACAAGATCATGAAGCACACCACATATCTTTTCCTGCTCTGTTTCTCCTGCATCCATCACTCTGATAAGATGCAGAATATAAGGCTGTCCCGATTTATCCACTTGCTCCTTATGAGCGCTAACCGCTATTTGTATTGCTTTTACTAACATAAATGAATTAAAATTAATGACATAAATTTATTAAATATTTTCTAATCATCTTTCTTTTCCTGCTCCCACCTTCCTAATCGTTTTCTTTTTTCCAGCTGGTGCAGTGCCAGTTCTTTTATTTTTTCATCATCTGTTTCGGAAGCCAATTTCTCCAACGCCAAAAGACTCTCAGGCTGCGGTTGGGCGCCTATGACATAAATGATTTTTCGTAGGTATTTTTTAGTATTGTTAATCTTTCTTCTTCTGTGATTTTATCCGTATAATACAAATCGAATATCTCTGTAATTTTATTTATGCTTTGCATTGATTGTTTTTATGGATTTAATTTCTTATGCCTGTCCAAGGCGAGGTAGCGTTTAACTTGCTGTCACTTATTCTAATTTGTAAAAAGGATTGGGTTCATTTTCTAAATGAGTGATTAAATAATCAAATCCTTGTTTAAAAATGGTAACCTCTTCTTTTTTTTCTGGTTTCTTTACAGCATACAAATCAATAAGTTTTAATGTTTCGTTTTTGTATTCTTCATATCTTGAATGATTGCCCCATTTTAATATAGCTATTTTTTTAAATAAGTGTACTGGAAAACTCCCTCCAACAGCTATTTCTGCTTTTCTCTCAAAAGGCACACTCCCCACATAATCAGCTAAAAACTTTATATCTAATAGTTTAGGGAATACTTCTTGTTCATAATACGAAAAACATTTGTAAAACTCCGATAAAAACTCTTCTAAATGAGCCTCAGAAGTGATTTCTTGTACAAACTCATACTTTTGAGGATAAAATTCATAGCAAGAAAACACCATTTCGTTATCATAGTATTCACCTAACTCATCTAATAAGAGATTAGAGAAAAAATGTTCCAGTTTTTCTAAGACGACTGTAAAACCTGTAAAAGTCAACATACAATCAAATTGCAGTCTGAACCCAAAAGTATATTCTACTCCTGTAGTATTTCCAAAAAAAGTAATAAATCCAGCATCTCCTAATCTTGATTTATATTTTTTAGAAACCATAGTTTCTATTTTCCTTTGTAAATCTTTCTTTTTAATTTCCATTTTATATATTTTATTTAGTTATTCCTTTATAAAAGGATTGGGTTCATTTTCTAAATGAGTGATTAAATAATCAAATCCTTGTTGGTATAAAGGAGCCTCTTTTTCATATCTTGGATCTAAAAAATCTTCTTTTATAAAAGTCTGTAAGCCGTTTTTATATTCTTCATATCTTGGGTGATTTCCCCATTTTAGAATAGCAATTTTCTTAAAAAGAGTGACAGGATAAGTTCCGCCAACTACAATCTCCAATTGTTTATCAAAAGGCACACTCCCCACATAATCAGCTAAAAATTTTATATCTAATAGTTTAGGAAATACTTCTTGTTCATAATATGAAAGACATTTGTAAAACTCTGACAAAAACTCCTCTAAATGAGCCTCAGAAGTGATATCTTGCGAAAAAGAATAGTCTGTTTTATAGAAATCTTTGGTATTAGGATATATATGGTTACAATAATATTTTTTCAACTCTTCTATTATTAAATCATACACTAATTTTTCAACCTTTTTAATTTTGATAGTAAACCCCTCAAATGTTAGTAATCTATCGTATTGTATCCTAAAATCAAATGAATATTCTATATTTTCTCCCTTTAACTCATAAGAAAAACTATCATCGGTAATAGTAGCATCATTATTTACTAAATTTACCTTATACTCTTTTGATATTACTTCTTTTATTAATTGGTGTAAGTATCTTTTATCTAGTTCTATTTCCAT